GTCCTTGTCCGGGAGCTTTACCTGTGCCCCTGTAGCTCAGTCGGCGAGAGCGCGCCCCTCGTAAGGGTGAGGTCAACGGTTCGATTCCGTTCCGGGGCTCGTAGCAAACCACCGAAGACGGCCTCGGTCCCGCTCGCGGGATACCAGCCGAATTGCATTTGCGTCCGGGTAGCGGAGGGTGGAAACGTCCGGCGGTAGAAGGGAGCGGGTACGGGAGGAGGCTCCCCTTGACGGCTAGGGATGAGGCCGTCATCAATGTCCGAGTGCCGGAATCAGGCAGACGGGCCAGCTTGAGGTGCTGGTGCCCCTCGGGGCGTGCGGGTTCGATTCCCGCCTTGGACACGGGCAGGGTAAGCCGGGCGAAACGTAGATGATCCCGGTTGAGCTTGGGGACAGGCAGACGATCTTGAACTGCGGTTTCTAGTCGCCCTGGAGCGGGAGGGTACCCCGCATCTACCTGGAGGTGATGGCCGTGGCCGCACCGAGCCATGAGCCGGTCGTCGTCTACTTCGACGAGGACCACGTTGAGACGCCCGCAGAAGTCTGCGGCGCGTGCTCCGACTGGAAGGCCGGGGTCTGGGTCCCGGCGTCGTTCTGCCCGCAGGCGCGGGCACTTCTCGCCGCCTTAGCTCAGCAGGCAGAGCAAGCCCCTTGTATGGGCAAGGTCGTCGGTTCGAAGCCGGCAGGCGGCTCTCCGGGATCGTCTAATGGCAGGACGCGGTATTTTGGGTGCCGCTATGTTGGTTCGACCCCAGCTCCCGGAGCTTTAATCACATGCCCCCTTAGCTCAGTCGGTTAGAGCACTTCCTCGGTAAGGAAGAGGTCTTCGGTTCGATTCCGAAACGGGGCTCGGGGACTCACTCCCCACGGCGATCACTGCCGTGGCATTTTGAGCACCGCCCGGTGCAAAACCGGGCATCATGCGGATGTAGCGCAGTGGTAGCGCGACACCTTGCCAAGGTGTAGGTCGCGGGTTCGATCCCCGTTATCCGCTCTATGGGAACTACCGCGACTCTGCTGGGCCACAAGCCCCGGTCATGGCACAGAGATCCCCCTGGCGGCGGACGCGCCCGACGGGGAGTTCCCAGACAATGCGGTTGTAGTTCAGAGGCAGAACGTCAGCTTCCCAGGCTGGATGTCGCGGGTTCAATTCCCGCCAGCCGCTCCATGTCCATGTAGCCCAACGGTAGGAGGCACGAGGTTCAGACCCTCGGCAGTGTGGGTTCGAATCCCACTGTGGACACCACGGGATGCGAGTGCTGCGGCATCCCGGCGACCCCGGTCCAGATCCAGGACAATGCCGGGGCGCGACTACCCCAAGCCTGGACCCGGGGGAGCAGCACACGGAGCGTTGGCACGAGTCAGGCTGATGGCACCGCGTTGCTAGCGCGGCAGGGGTAACTCCCTCGCGGGTTCGAATCCCGCACGCTCCTCTCGGGTCCCGGCAGGCTCCCATGGTGGGTACACCGGAAGCCGGGACCGGCAACTTGGAGAGGTCGCCTAGTGGTCTATGGCGCTGTCCTGGAACGGCAGTTGGGTCCGCCCTCGCGAGTTCGAATCTCGCTCTCTCCGCTTTTCAGGTAGCCCAACGGCGTAGAGGCGGTCTCTGACGAGAGGTGACAGTGCCGGTTCGAGTCCGGCCCTGAAAGCCACGGTGGGGTCGCATAGCCCGGCCGATTGCGCCCGCCTCGAAAGCGGGTAGGTGTAACAGCCTCGTGGGTTCGAATCCCACCTCCACCGCCTGCCGCTAGACTCGGTGTTGCTACAGGGAAACCAGCTAAGACGGAGGACCCAGTGACCCAGCCCGGCTACCGGCACCGCATCCTGGTCATTGACCGCTCGGGCTCGATCGAGAGCATCCTGGCCGGCCAGCAGAGCGGCCTGGAGGAGTTCCTCAAGAGCGAGCGCGGGCTCGACGGCAAGCTGACCGTCTCCCTGTGGGACTTCGACACCGAGATCAGGTGCATGTACTCGTTCGCTCCGGCCGACGAAGCGCTCACCTACCAGATCGTGCCGCGCGGCGGCACCGCGATGAACGACGCGATCGGCGACGCGGTGGAGGAAGAGGGGCGCAAGCTCGTGCTGATGCCCGAGGACGAGCGCCCCGAGGACGTCACGGTGGTGATCGCCTCCGACGGGCTGGAGAACAGCTCCCAGCGCCGCAGCGGTCCGCAGGTCAAGGCGATGCTCGACCACCAGCAGCAGGCGTACGGGTGGCGGATCGTCTACATGGGAACCAACCAGGACGCCTTCCGGGAGGCCGCGAAGATCGGTGTCACCATGGACATGGCCGTGAACTACACGGCCAGCAACACGGGATCGGCGAACTCGTGGGCGGCGGCGTCTAACTACCTGAGCAGGGTCCCGGTTGCTTCCGCCGCTCCCTCGGGGCAGGGATCTGGCTTCAACGAGGAAGAGCGGGCACTCGCCGAGTCGGACGAGCCCCGGGTCAGAATGAAGGCCGGACCGAAGCACAAGCTGCCTTAGCAGGCACGGCGGGGTCGCACAGCGGCCTAGTGCAGCCGCCTTGAAAGCGGCCGGGGGCGACCCCCGTGGGTTCGAATCCCACCCCCGCTGCCTAGTTCCTCCAGTTGACCGAGGGCCACGCCGCTCCCGAGAGGGAGAGCAGCGCCAGCCCGATGGCGATGATCCCCACGATCACCGTGAGGGTGATCCCGGGGACGCCGACGATCGCGATGATCGCGGCGACCAGGAAGGCGATGAACGCCAGAATTGACCACATGGTCATGCAGCTTCCCCAGGTTGACCTGCGGTAACACGGTCAACAAGGGACGAACGAGGGCATGTAGCTCAGTCGGTTAGAGCACTTCCCTGATAAGGAAGGGGTCAGAGGTTCAATTCCTCTCCTGCCCACGTGCGGTGATCATCCTAGCCAGGACGCCCCGGCGACACGGCTGTACCGGGCACCGCGCACCTTGGCGATATAGCTCAGCAGGGAGAGCGCCCGACTCATGATCGGGTGGTCGGCGGTTCGATCCCGTCTATCGCTACCGGGGCGTATCCCCTCCGTCTTATAAACGGCTGAAAGGGTAGCCGGTACACGCGGGTTCAATCCCCGCCGCCCCTACGGGCCGCTGGCTCAACTGGCAGAGCAGCGGGCTTTTACCCCGATGGTTCAGGGTTCGAATCCCTGGCGGCCCACCAAGCGCCATTAGCATCAACGGATAGAGCGGCTTCCTTCTAAGAAGACGGATGGGGGTTCGAGTCCCTCATGGCGCACGTGAACGGCTCCGGCACGAAAACAGGAGCCCCGTGGGGAGCGCGCCCCCTCACCCGGCGGTCGGTTAAGCCGTGCGGATCTGGTCCTATCGTTCAGCGGCTAGGACGTCTGCCCCTCAAGCAGATGACGCGGGTTCGATTCCCGCTGGGACCACGCAGTCCGGGTACCTCGTCAGCAGGTCGCAAGCCCGGGACTTCACGGATGCTGACCTCTGCGCGCGGGAGCGCATGCCTCCCGCACCTGCCCCCATCGTCTATGGGTTAGGATCGGAGGTTTTCACCCTCCGGAACGGGGTTCGAATCCCCGTGGGGGAGCCAGGACTGGCACCGCGCGCTCGAAGATCGCGAAGCGGCCCGAGGGGGCCGCGAGCGGAGCGCCCGCGCCCGAGTGGGTACCAGGCGGCGATCGTCGCCTAATCCAGTGCCCCCCTTGCCGGAGAGGGATGCGGAAGACCCCGTTCAGGGGAACAACGGCCGCGAGCACATACGGTCGTCGCGAAGTCCGGCGTGCCAGTTCATCTTCCCGGGTTATCCTGAGAGTACGACGCGGAGTGGGGGAGTTCGGTGTCCCCGCTGGGCTCATAACCCAGAGAACGCAGGTTCAAATCCTGCCTCCGCTACGGGAAAGACAGTGGTAGCGCCTTACGCCCGGGTGTAAGGACCTACTGGCTACCGCTGGCCGTGGTTACGGCTTGTCCCGGCCGTTTCCCGCAGGGGCAAGGTCCGGACCCGGACAGGCCATCCGGGTAAATTTCGAGCAGTTCCCTCGCGCTGCGGGACCGGAAGCGAGGGTCATTCCGGTGTGGCGCAATCGGTAGCGCGGCTCCCTGTTAAGGAGAAGATTCCAGGTTCGAGTCCTGGTACCGGAGCAAGGCGGAGGAGCAGGGGCCGGTACGTGCCCCGCACTCCCGAGCCTTCCATGGTCTTGTAGGGGAGCCAGGAGTCCCCGCCATCCTGTCAAGATGGAGATCGCGGGTTCGAAGCCCGTCAGGACCGCTGGGAGGAAGGCCATTACCGGGCGGTACCAGAAGAGCCTGCCGCGAGCCCGGCGGCAGGACGCCTCCTCCCTCTACCGCAGCGACTCCCCGGGTACGTACCCGGGGCTCGCATCCTTCGGGACGGACCTGAGACTGAACAGGCTGCGGTATCTGGTCGTGTAGCTCAGTCTGGGAGAGCACCTGCCTGACACGCAGGGGGCCGGCGGTTCAAACCCGTCTGCGACCACGGGCGAGCAGTGGCGGAATTGGAATACGTTGGCGCGCGGGATGCCAGCCCACGCAATTGCAGGTTCAAGTCCTGCCTGCTCTTTACGGTCCCCGGGGGCACCTGGGGACCGGCCCAATTTAACTATGCGCGCGTGGCCCAACGGATAGGGCAGCGGTCTACGGAACCGAAGATTGGGGGTTCAAGTCCCTCCGTGCGCACGATCCCCCAGGGATGAATCCATGGTCATCCTGCCCGGCTCCAGAGGCCTCTGGCGCGTACGGGCGCTGGCGCACGAGTAGCTATGCAAAAGGAGCGCCAGGTTCCTGGGGGATTGACACGGGCGTTTAGCTCAGTGGAAGAGCGCTGCGCTCACACCGCAGTTGTCGGGTGTTCGATCCACCCATCGCCCACCGGGTCGTGATCCAAGTGGCTGAGGAAGCGGTTTGTGAAGCCGTTACTGACGGGTTCGAATCCCGTACGACCCTCGACGGCTCGGTCCCGTAGTCGGACGGTATGCCGGTTCAGGTCCTGGATAACCGATCGTAATGCCAGGAAACCAGCCGGAGAAACCACGGGACAAATCACGGCGGAGTGACCCGAGATGGCATGGGAGCGGCCTGTAAAGCCGCTGCTTCGGCACGGCTGGTTCGATTCCAGCGTCCGTCACGCACGAAATTCAAGGTCTCATAGCTCAGTGGATAGAGCACCGCCCTCCGGAGGCGGGCTGGCGGGGGTTCGAGTCCCTCTGAGACCACGCGAGTCTGTTGTAAGCGGCCCGATCCGGCCAGCCCGTGCGCACGGGCGAAGCCGGGGTGATGGCCGCACCCTGAAGGGCGGGGAACCATGGATAACCGCGCCCTGACAGCATCCCCCGGTTCCACCCGGGGCGGTCCTGGCGAGAATCCGGGGGCTCGCGCCAATGACGGGGTGGCCGAGAGGCGAGGCCCTGGACTGCAACTCCAGTCACGCCGGTTCGAATCCGGTCTCCGTCTCCATGACCCGGTAGCTCAGTGGACAGAGATGCCGCCCCCTAAGCGGATGGTCGGAGGTTCGATTCCTCCTCGGGTCGCTGCGTGTTCCGCTGCTGAGTTCCTGAGCAGGTCAGTGATCGCCTTCAGTGCCAGCTCCGAGGCAGCCGCGCCGCTTTCCGTCAGCCGCCAGTACCTCCGGGCCGGCCGGCCCGCAGCAGACGGATCGATCTTCTCCTTCTCCCCGGTCGCCCATCCTGCCCTCGCGAGCCTGGAAAGCATCGGGTACAGGGTGCCGCCCTTCAGGCCGGTGCGGTCCGTCAGCTCCATGCCGTACACGGGCTCCTGCCCCGCGTCCAGCAGGCAGCGCAGCACCACGGCGGTGCGCAGGGTGATCCTCACTTGCTCCATACCCCCATTGTAGATAACCGGCATAAGAGGGCATCCCGGGAAGGGTCATGACCACGCCGATCCCGCCGGATACCGTCGCCGCAGGGCAGACCGGGCACCTGTCCGCCCACAACGCCATCAGCGACGTCCTGACGCAGCACCAGGCGCAGCTCTCCAGCATCCCCAGCCTGAAGCAGGGCACCGCCGTGCTCGTGGCCGGGACCGTGAACGTCAGCTTGGCCTCGACTGGCGTCTCCACCGTCGTGCTCGTCTCCCGCCTTGTCCCTGGCGGTGCGCTCGGCTCGCTGTCGGTGCCCGTAGTCACGGTGGGCAGCGGGTTCACGATCAGCTCCAGCTCCAGCAGCGAGACCTCCTCCGTCGCCTGGCTCGCCATCGGCTAGCGGCCACGGAAGGTACAGGAGGAGATCAATGACCATCATGGACAGCGCCCTTCCAGGCGCAGGCGACGCACTGGCCGTCATGTGCCAGAACCAGATGACCGGGCCGACGGTGATCGCCGCCGACGCCAAGCGGAACTACGAGGTCGTGTTCCAGGGCAAGGGCCATCCCGACGGGGAGGACGTCCAGCCGATCCCCGAGGCACTGCTGCGCACCATCCAGTTCCAGCGGGCCATCAGCAGGCGCGTCATCCTCGTCGTCGAGGGGGCCGACCACCCGGTGGTGCAGCAGGCCCTGTCCCGTCAGAGCGATGCCTTTGCCCGGCGCATGCAGGCTCAGCAGGTAGCCGACCGTGAGGTCCTGGAGCAGGCCGCCGCCGGGGACCTCCTCGTCGTCAACTGCATCGGCCCGGGGTCGCGTCCCGGTGCAGTGTGCGGCGACCAGGTGCCCGTCAAGTCCGGGGATACCGGGACACCGCCGCTGTGCGACCGCCACAAGGGACTGGCGAACCGCTGCCTCAAGCGCGGCGACAGCCCGTGGGTCCTGGAGGACGGCGACTACGACTACGAGGGAACCAGGTTCTGACATGGCATGGGGGCGCGGCGTAGACCACTCGGCGATGACCGGGACGTACGAAACCTCGGACACCGCCGGGGCCGGCGCGCCCCACGCCGACCTTCGCGGGGTGACGGCCGCGTTCGACCTCGCCCGCGCCGCCGACCTGGCGTGGGCGCTGCGGGCGATGGACCCGGCGGACGAGGCCGTCTCCCCGAACGTCGTCCAGACCAGCCCGGGACTCACCGTCAACCGGGGCGACCCGGACGGCGATAGGCAGCGGGTCACCGAGGCAGCCCAGCGCGCCCGGCAGGCCCTGGAAGAGGCAGGACTGGAGCTTGACCCGGCGACCGGGGCGATCCGGTGGCGGGACCACACCGCCGCCTGGCAGAACCACGCATCCGGGCTCGGCCCCATGACCGTCGTTGACGAGCAGACAGACCGGAGCGCCGGATGAGCACCCCCGCTGACTTCTACGGAGTCCCCCTCGTCGGGGAGGCCGAGCAGACCGACACGATCACGCTTCAGTCCGGCACCCCGGCCGCCCTGTCGAAGCAGTACGTCGTCTCCTACCCCGCGCTACAGACGGCGGGGGCCGCGCCGACAGCGGACGTCATCTCGGTGTACGACGTCACTACCGCCACCGCGCTGGTGCTGAACACCGACTACACGGTGGCGATGACCGGGACCCTGCCGGAGACGGTCTCGTGGACCGTCACCCGGAAGTCCTCGTCCACCGCGTCGGCGAACGGCGACACCGCCCGGGTCACCTACCGCTACGGCACCGTCCCGGACCAGCAGTACAGCTTCGGCGACTTCCAGGGCGAGCCGGGGGCGGCCCCGCCAGGTACCGCCTTCAAGGCGTCGAACCAGCCGACCACCGGGTCGGTCACGGCCGGGATCGGCGACCAGGCAGCCGGAGGGTCCCTCACGGACCCCGCGACGGGTTCCCAGTCCAGCTCGGAGACCGGCGCTCCTGGCAGCGAGTACAAGGTCCAGGGGACCAGCCCGAGCACGTTCGGCTGGAGCGGGCCGGGCTCCCCCGACACCGAGGCGGCCTACGGCGGCGGCTTGCCGGAGAACTTCGTCCCGGCGGCCACCAACCCCACCGGGACGCTGGACACTACCGCCTCGGGCGGCTCCAACCTGGTGCCCTCGATGTACTCCAGCCCGCCGGGGTACCGCGCCCCGTCGGCGGGGGTCGCCGCGTTCACGAAGGACACGACCCTCACCGACATCCTCGGGAACGAGATCAACGCGAATCCGCTGCCCACGGATGCCTCGTACCCGGCGCAGCAGATCGACACCAGCTACATCGGGGCTCCGGCCGCGCCGACGGCGCTGCTCTCGCAGGCAGATGCCTTCGCCGCAGCCGCCGTGGCCACGCACTACTACCTCACCCAGGCGGGTCTCACGCCCTCCTCGATCGCGGTGCGGGACACCACGGCCTCGGCCAACCTGGTCCTGGGCACCGACTACGCGGTCACCACAGCGGGGACCGGGCCGACCACAGCGGCGTACATCGTCCTGACGGCGGGCACCAACTTCACCGCCGGCGACAACGTGACCGTCACCTACTCCTACGGCGACGCCACCTACTGGGACTCCAACGCGCCCGCCTCGGTTCCCGGCGCGCCGGCGGTCACCCAGGTCACGGCGGTCAACCGGGGCGCGAAGGTCACCTGGAGCGCGCCAGCCGGAACTACCTACGTCCAGTACTACCTGCTCCAGTCCACGACCCTCGGCACGATGTACGTCCCCTACACCGGCCAGCCGGTCAACTACGGCCAGGATGCCCCGGCGGGCGGCGGCACCTACGGGCAGCCGACCTTCCAGTCCGACACCCTGGTACTGCTGGCCGCTGCGCTGGGCGCGCCCGCCACCCCGGCACCTACCACGGCGACGACCGGCGGCACGGTCCTGGCCGGGACTTACGGGGTAAAGGTCACCTACGTCAACGCCAACGGCGAGTCGGTCGCCTCGGCGATGGGCACCGTCACCACCACCGGCTCGACCTCGACGATCACCGTCCCGTCTCCCTCCGCGAAGACCTCGGCGACCGGCTGGTACGCCTACGTCACCCAGGCGGGCGGCTCGACTTTCACCCGCCAGCAGCTAGCCGGGCACCCGACGGCAATCGGCACCAGCCTGACGCTGACCGCCCCGCCGACCAGCTCCGGGCTCCAGCCCCCGGCGGCGGACACCTCCGCCGCCAACCTGACCCAGGCAGGCATCCTGACCCCGCCGGCCCAGGTCATCGTCCGGGACCTGACCAGCACCGAGAACGACCCGCTCCAGGCCGACGGCCAGGTGCTGGAGTACGGCTACGACTACACGGTCACCTCGGCCGGGGCCGGGCCGTGGACCACTTACTCGATCGCGCTGGCGGCCGGGTCGGTCAACGCCCAGGCGGGCGACACGGTTGTCGCGGACTACTGGTACGGCGCGGACCCCAGCTCGGTCAGCGCCGTCTTCACCCAGGGCCTGTACCAGAACACTCCGGTGATCTACGGCCCTGACGGGAGCACCCACGGCAGCCAGGGCTACGCCTTCCGGGTGGCGGCCGGCAACCAGCTCGGCCTCGGCCCCTACTCGGCCTGGTCGTCCTACGTGGTGCCGCTGAACTACGGCGAGCCGCAGTCCAACGGCTCGATCACCGTCGGCACCGGATCGCTCGACCCGGCCAACACGGTCAACCCGATCTACCTTCCCGACGGCTCTATTAAAGCCGGGACCGGCCTCGGAGGCTAAGTGGCAACCTACTCGACGGTCCTGGGACTGAAGCTCAACGACGAGTCCGATCCCTTCCAGCTCTCGGACTTCACGGCGAACTACCAGATCCTGGACGCCTCGCCGGGGACCTACATCTGCACCTCGACGACCCGCCCGAGCTGGGGAGCGAACCAGAACGGCCGCCTCATCTTCATGAGCGACCTGAAGCAGCTCTCCTACTGGAACAACTCGACCGGGTGGACCGACCTGCGGGACGCGGCCCCGGTGTTCGCCGGGGGCTACTTCCTGAACACCGGGCTGAACCCGGGCTCGACCGCGAACTTCGGGCTGCTCACCTTCACCACCCCGAGGCCGAGCGCCATCACGATCATCGCGACCGCCAACTACACCTACAACTCCAGCTCCTGGCAGGTAGTCACCCAGAGCGTGACGTTCGACGGTGCTCCGTCGAACATGGGCGGCTTCTCCGAGCAGGTACGGTGCGCGGGCGACCCGTGGAACGACGACGGCACGGTGGCCTCCAGCGCCACTTCGCTGGCTGTCATCCCGTCGGTGTCGGCGGGGCAGCACACGATCGGGATCAAGACGCAGCTCAGCCACATCTACTTCTCGACCGTGGACCTCCAGGGAGTGAAGATCATCGCCTTCATCTCCACCTTCGCGTCGGGCAACTCCCTGTAGGCGGCCGTGACCGTTGACCCGGGGCTGGTGGACTGGCGGGAGCGCACGTATCTCTCCCAGTTCTCCCGCCCGGCCCTGACCTTCACCGTCTACATCGGCGGAGTGCCCGCCGACCCGGACGGCCAGGCGGTGACCGGCCGCCTGCTGATGCAGAACCCGGACGGCTCCGAGGCGCTGGTCAGCACCTACCCGGCTGCCCGGACCGGCACCGGGACGTACGTCATCTCCCCGTCGTCGGCTGACACCCAGGTGCCCGGGTACGCCGAGCTGGACTGGGAGTACTCGATCTCCTCCCAGGCGCAGCAGTACGCCTCCTACCTGGAGATCGGCCCGGCCAACCCGAGCTACGACGCGCTGCCCGTAGCGATGCAGGATTTCCTGAACGACCAGGTGTGGGTGCGGTTCGCCGACCTCTTCGACTCTGCCGGGGGAGGCCCGAACGTGCAGGCCTACTTCCAGGCGCACTGGTCCCGGGGCCGGGCGGCGCAGATGATGGGCATCGCCCTGGGGAAGATCAACGCAGCCGCCCAGCCCTGGTCCAGCTACACGCTCGACGGCAACGGGGGACCGCAGTACCCGATCGGCTTCTGGGGCGGCCTGCTGGCCAGCTACACCTACGTGGAGTGCGTCAAGCAGCTCATCAGGGCCTACACCGAGCAGGCGATGTTCTCCGGTCCGCCGATCGCCCGGATGGACCGGCGCGACTACACCGACCGCTGGCGGGCGGCACTGGGAGACGAGCAGGCGGAGCTGAAGTCACTGCTGGATGTATTTAAGATTCGGCACATTATGAATGGCAGCCCCCGCGTTCTCGTATCGGGGGGTGCCTATGGCAGGTATGCTCCCACCAGGATCGCAGGCAGCGTTGCGGCTCGGCCCCGTATGTGGGCAAGATTCTATTAGTTTTACTAAATGCCACCTATTCGCGATATTCACGGCGTCTACTGCCCGGCCTGCGGGAAGCAGAAGCTCCACCTCCTGGCTGCCGGGGCCATCTTCTGCCTCACGCCCGGGTGCCCTGAGCCGAGAGCAGCGCAGAAGATCCTCTCCGATCCGGAGACCCTCGACGTCGTGACCTTCACCCCGTACGGCTTCACCGTCCTCCATCCCCTGCGGGAAAGACTGGAGGGCCAGCTCTTCGACTGCCCGGTCCACCGTGCCTGCGGCGACCTCGGGGGTCCTCCCGACGGCTACGGCCGGTACCGGGTGAGCCTCGACGAGAACCGAAAGCTCGCCATGGAGAAGCTGCCTGTATTAGCCTGATCCCGGCGAGATGGAGCCCCCGTCCTCTCGCATGAGAAGAGGGCCGCTCAGGGTCCCCCGCCCGCCGGCCCTCCCCGAGGCCGCCTGCCGCCACCCAGGCCACAGCAGGCGGCCTCTGCCTTTCCCCGGAAGACGTGAGACCGGAGGAGGGCGCGCCGTGAACCCAGGCCACGTACTGTGGATTCTGTTCGGGCCGGGCACCTGGGGTGCCGGAGGGAACATGGTGGCCTGGGTGATCTGCGGGTTCCTCGGCTTCGGCTGGCTCTACACCAAGGAAAAGGCCAACCACCTGGCCCGGATGCGGCAGGCCGAGCGCCACCATGCGGAGAAGCTCGCCCAGGCGGACGAGCACCACCGGAGGCTGCTACGGGTCGCCGCCGACACCTACCGGCACGTGACCGGGGAAGACCACCCGGCAGAGACCGGAGAGTAGCCGATGGCGAACGTCCTGCTGGAGAGCGGCTCCCCCGTTCTCCTGGAGAACAGCCAGGATCTCCTGCTGGAGGGGTCCGGCGGCCCCGCGCAGGGAGCTGCGGCCTTCAACGCTGCCGGGCACCTGACCGCAGCCGCCACGACCACCAGCCTCGGCTCGGCGATGCACGCCTCGGCGACACTGACCGCCGTCGGCTTCGCGGGGAAGCCCGGGGCCAACCTGACGGCCGCCGCGAAGATGACGGTACCCGCCAGGGTCATCGTCCTGGAGACCGCGCACCTCTCGGCCAGCCCGTCGCTGACCGCCAGCGGGTTCGTGCCGATGCTGCTGGCGCGGCCAGTGCTGTCGGCCGCCGGCCAGGTCATCCACACCGGAGCGGCTGCGCTCCGGGGCAGCCCTGCGCTGACCGCAGCGACGTCTGCCTCCGCCGCGCACCTCGCCGCTGCCCCGAAGCTTCTCGCGCCGGGACGGTCGGCGGCTGCCAGGCTGTTCGCCGGGACCAGCCTGACCGTATCCGGCCGGTACTTTATGCCCGGCGAGGCCCATCTGTACGCGGGCACGCTGCTGTCGGCGGGTGCGAAGGTCACTGAAACCGCCGCCGCTGCCCTGAAAGCGTCCACGGCGATGGCCGCTGCCGCACTCAACAAGGTCACCGACTCGGCCGCGCTCTCTGCCAGCGGTCACCTGCTGGCCGCTACCTCGGCGTCGGCCGCTCACCTGGCCGCGAGCCCGGTCCTGGCGGCCACCGGGCAGCATTCGGCCGTAGCCGCCGCCGGGCTGCACGCCCCCGGCTCGGTGACCGCCGCTGCGAAGGTCACGGAGCGGGCTTCTGCGGCGCTGCACGCCTCTCCGGCGCTGTCGTCCCAGGCGGTCCCCTCCAGGTCCGGCATCGCCCGCCTGAGCGCCGCAGGAACCCTCTCCGCCACCGGGGCGACCCACAGGAACGAGGCGGGCGCAGCAGTATTGAGGGCCGCTGCCGTACTGGCGGCGGCTGGGCTCCGCACGACGTTCGGAACCGCTCACCTCGTCTCGTCCCCCGCGCTTTCGGCCCGTGGCGCACGGACCGCCGTGGCCCGCGCGCAGCTCGCCGCCCAGGCCCGGCTCAGCGCCGCCGGGCAGGATCTCCCGGGCGTCCGGCTTCACGCCTCTCCGTCGCTGTCCGGATCGGCGGTGATCGCACGCGCCGGGAAGACACTGCTGTCCGGCGGGGCGAAGCTCGCCGGCACCGCGCACGGGACCACTTTCCCCAGGGCCGTATTCAAGGCCCCCGGCGTCTTTACCCCGGTGCCCAACGGGATCGTCCAGGGCGCGTCGGCGTTCGCGTGCTCCCCGTCGCTGGCTGCTGCCGCCGCCGCGAAGCCGAAGCTGCCGTTCCCGGTGCGGCAGAAGGGCAACCAGCCGACGTGGCAGCGTGACGTCCAGCGGTTCGCCGTCGTCCAGGAGCGGCAGCGGCACGCCCAGGCGCTGTGGCAGTACGGGGAGCTGGCGGTGTTCGCGCTGATGTGGCGTCCGGAGGACATCGGCGCTGGCCTGGCGAAGCGGTGCACCCGCTGCTACACGCCGCAGTCGGTCATCAGCGACATCGCGCCGGAGTCGCCGCTGCCGCCGGGCTGGCCGACGGCTGATACCGAGGCGCAGATATCGGCGGCCTACGGGCAGGGGAACCAGTTCCGGTGCACGCTGTGCTACGGCACCCAGGTGATCGCGGCGGCCAAGGCGACGGTTCCGGGGGTACGGGCGATCCTGGTGCGTCCGGCCATCTTGACCGACACCGACCAGAACCAGCAGCGCAGCGCCAAGGGCGTGGTGAACACCGGGCAGGTGGCGGTGCAGACGACACCGGACTTCCGGGTGCACACGCTCGACTACTTCTTCCGGTCCGACGGCCGCCGCTACCAACTCCAGGTCCCGGCGAGAACGACGCTGCGGACCGGGTTCGGCTCGCCTTGGCAGAGCGCGGCGAGCGTCTCCTACAACCTGGCGAGCGCCGTCCTGGAGAACGAGAAGGCGTCGGCGGCGTACGTGATGCCGCCATCGGCGCAGGACCTGGCGCGGGTGCTGGGCACCTACACCCGGGTCCCGGCTGACTATGCCTGGTTCGAGCAGCACAACGGGCCGCTCATCCCGGAGGAGGAGCCGCCCGCTGCGGCCTACGGGTTCCAGCAGCCGTCAGAGGCGCTGGGGGTCTGAGGCACCGAACCTGTCGAACTCGTGGTTCTTCGCGCCGCCGAGGAAGGCGTCCCACTCCTCTGCGGTGAAGGTGAGAGCGTCCTGTGAGTGGTCCCTGCTGTTGCGGACCTGGACGCCGCCGTCGGTGAGGAACTGCACCTCGACGCAGTTGCCGTTCGCGAAGGACAGGGACGACTTGAACCATCCGTAACTGGCTGTAGCGTTCTGTGCCATATGTGTTACCATACTCCTGTGTCTCTGGTTCAGCGGCCCGAGTCGGGGACGCAACGGCAGGGGGACGTCCCGTCAGAGGGATGACGGGACATCCTCCTGCGACCACGCTGCCATCGCCCTGCGCAGCTCGGGCTCGCCGTCGTCCGGGTCTCCGAGCATTTCTGCCAGATCCTGCGCCGTGGGCGTGTCGTCCTCCAGGTCCATGCGGACGATCAGGTCGGCCAGCCGCTCGCGCCGGATTTCCTTCTGGTCCAGGTCGCCGGTCACCCGCTCTTTGGCGAGTTTCAGCGTTGCGATGATGACGTCTCGTGCGTGCTCTCGGTCCATGGCCATACGGCAATAATAAAGCGACTCAACAGCACCTTCTGGTACGGTATGTCCCGAGCGAAAGCTGAGGTTCAGACTGAGGCTGACCTGCTCCCTCATGAACGGGAAGTCCTGGTCCGACTCCAGGCTCCGGCGCGCATGCCGGAGTAGCTCAGGGAGAGCGCCCGGCGGGAGCTTCAGGATCAAGCTGCGACGCTCGAAGCTCAAGCTCGCGCCAGCGCTCGCGGATCGACCTGGCACCTGACCCACGCGGGGAAATGCAGGTTCGATTCCTGCCGGGGCCGCCCGTGGCCCTGTGGCCTAACGGATAAGGCACCTCTTGTGAAAGCTGACGGGTGCCCAACCGCCGCCGCGTTCCGTACCTGGCGTCAGAGGCGCATCTCATACATGCGTGACTCTGTAAAAGTCACCGCCCCGGCGTACACGGCAAAGGTGCGCCGGGGCACCTAACTTCCCGGAGGAAAGATGCCGCAGTCCCTCGGCCAGGTCATCGCACTGGAGTCGGCTGCCCGAGCCGAAGCCAACAAGCGCCTGGGCACCATCCACAAGAGCGCCCAGAAGGCAGCGCTGTTCAACGGATTCGACAAGACGTACAAGCCGTTCTCCGAGACCGACGACGAGGCGAGGACCGGCATCAAGCGCCTGCCTCCGGAGGGCAGCAACGTCCAGCTCCGCGCCGAGGACATCCTGGCGGTATTCCTGCGCGAGATGGGCACCGCCGTCAACCTGGCGCACGTCAAGGACGCGGCCAACTGCGAGGCGAAGGCCGATGTGCGGGTGGACGGGAGACTCCTCCTGTCCGGCGTCCCGGTGACCCACCTGCTCCACATGGAGAAGGTGCTGGCCGACCTGGGTACCTTCGTCGCCGCCCTGCCGGTGGAGGACCCGACCGAGGAATGGCTGCCGCATACCGACGGCCTCCGCAGGACCGCCGAGGCCTTCACCGTGCGCAACGGGGTCAAGAAGGTCCCGCTGGTACTGCACCCGCCGACAGACAAGCACCCGGCCCAGGTCGCCGTGATCGAGGACACCATCCCCGAGGGCCGCTGGACCCTGGTCAAGTACACCGCCGCGCTGACTCCCGACCGCAAGCGCGAACTGGAGCGCCGCGTCTCCGCCCTGCGCGACGCCTTCAAGGTCGCCCGCGAGGAGGCCAACCGGGTGACGGTCCCGGACAGCCGGGCCGACGAGGGCGGCATCCTGATGGGTTATCTTCTGGAGTAGGAACCCGCATCCTGCACAGCGAGCCCCGGCAGTGTCTCCTGCCGGGGCTCGCTGGCGTATGTCTCAGGATGCGCCTTCCTCCTGGATGGTGCACCCGAGGGGCTCCTCGCACGGGATGCCGCTCTTGCCCGCGTGCAGGTGCCGGATCATGTAGGCGGTCTCGTCGATGTTGGCGACCAGGCACACCAGGCCGTCCAGGGCCAGGGCCGTCACCGAGGTCCGCACGGTGATGCGGGGGATGCCGGTCTTCACGGCGATCCTCTTGACGGTGAGCGTCCCGGGTCCCTCCGAGCGCAGGAACGCGAGTACCGCCGCGTCGGCTTCCGCTGGTCCGATCATGGTGCCTCCCCTGCTTCCTGGCAGAACTGCTCGTGCTGGCCGGCGGCCACGGCGGCGACCAGGGAGCCGCAGGTCTCGTGGCGCAGGACAGGACCCCGCACCGAGAACGGCGCGGCGGCGAACCGGATGGTGACGGTCACGGTTCCTGCCGGGCTGTATCCCGGTGGCGGGGTCTGCTGGGGCACACGTGGAAGCTACCGCAGCACCAGCAGCCTGGTGCCCGGCATTAGCTTCCTGTTATTACTCGTGCTCTGGATGAAGATGGTCGCCCCCTCCTTCTGGTCGGGGCGCAGCTTCACCTCGTGGTCCATGGGGAGGCCGAGCAGCCCACGGGTCTCGTCGAGGGTCCCGGAGTACAGGGTCCCGCCGACCTCGATGGCGACCTGCTTGTATCCCTGGACCTTCTCGGTCTTGGTGAACTCGTAGTAGCAGCGGCCCTTGGGGTAGGGACGCTTGGTCTCGGCCTCGTAGAAGTGGTCGAGCCGTGCGCCGTCCGAGCCAGGGTCGCGATGGGACTGGGTGACGTCGAGGAAGAAGAAGCTGCCCGGGGTGACGGGAGAAAGCTGGCTGACCACATCGCCGGGGGTAAAGTCGGCGATCCGGAACAGGCCGCCGCTGCCGCTGGCACTGCGCGCGGTGTAGCCGCGCACACCGCGCTTGCGGCCCTCCATGTAGGCCTCGGCCACGTCGTCGAGCAGGCGGCCGGCCTCCTCGATGCCCTCGGCGGAGTTCGGGTTCCAGATGCTGATGTTCCCGGCGGGGAAGCCGAAGCTCTTCGCCTCGTGGACACCTCCCTGGTCCGGGACGAACAGGCCGTAGGTCTCGTTGTCGGGAGCGGTGAGGATCGCCTGGTTCAGCTCGGCGATCACCCGGGACTGCGCCTGGTAGGTACGCGGCCGGGCGCTGTCGTTCTCCTGGCCGTCGGTGAACCCGAAGACGGCGAACGAGTGGTCGCCGTACTTCTGCGGGAGTTCGCGCAGGTCCTGAATGGCGAGCAGGAACGTCTGGAGGAGGGCGGTGTTGCCGCTGGGATGGTACATCCCGTCGAGCGACGGGACGCGGAGCACGTCCATGTCGTAGATGACGCACCGCTGGGTGCCGTGGGAGTTGAAGAAGTACACGGTGACCCGCGTCTCCTGCTCCTTGGCCCTGGACCTGTCCGCGAGACGGGAGATGAAGGCGTCGAACACCTTGACCGTGGTGTCCTTCAGGTGCCACATCGAGTACGACTCGTCCACGATGAGGATGAAGTGGTTGATGATGTTGGCCGGCTGGCCGCTCTGGGGAACTCGCATAATAAGACTCTAGCGCGAAGGTCTGACATTTCAGGTTGTCAGGAAAACCTGTAGTGTCCGGTCAGCGGGCGAGCGCTCGGGCCACTGCCTCGGGGCCGTACTCGTCGGCGGTCTCCTGGATATCCCGTCCCAGCTCGTAGAGAGCCTGGACAGTGCCGAGGGTGAGGGGCGGCCACGGGCAGGAAGCGAGCTGGCGGACGTCAGCGCCTGCTTCCAGCATGGAGAAGGCGTCGAGAAACCTGCCTGTTTCCTCGACGGCGTGCTTCAGGTTATTCATGGCACCAGGTTATCAATGAAGGTTGTATCTGCGCAGTAGGTATCACCCGGGTACGGTTGCCCGGTGCTTCCCGGGCGGCCTGGGCGGCACTGCTTCCCTGGCGAACTCGCATTCTGCCATGTGGACGATGACGTACGGATTGTCTTCCCGTCCGGTGCCCGCCGCTGCCGCTTCGCAGTACTCGCATACGAGCGTGCCCAGCGGCGTCAGGTAGAGGTTCTGCTGCACGGGTGGTCCTCTCTCCACCCCCCGGGACAGAACATACACCAACATTGACGGGGAGATATGTGCCCAAAGACATAGTTAACAGGTGATTCTGTTTGTTTACCTGTTCTCCGCGATGACGGTGCAGTCGCGATGGCTGACGATCACCGCCTGGCCGATCGTCTCTCCCCCGGTTACCTCGCAGGCATCGTGCCGGGTGAGCTTCCACTGGCCGGGCTCGTAATGAGGGATCACCTGGACCTCGGGAAGCTCCGTGTCGAGTTCTGCCAGCTCGTACATGACGTCGGCCGCGCAGGTCAGTATGACGGCATTCCCGTTCCAGTCACTGACCAGGGCAGCGAGCGCCTCGGCCTCCTCGTACGTCATAACGCCTGCATGAAGGTGAAGAAGGCGTCGCCGTGCTCGTTGAATCCCGGCTTCTCGTAGACCACCCGCCAGCCGTGTGCCCGGTAGATATGCTCAACGTCGAGCAGGTGACGGCCGAAGGCGTCTTCCCTGTAGGCGATGACGCCCCGGCTCAGGAGTCCGTCGATCACGTCTTCCTGACTGAACTTCGAGGACGTCCCGTCGAAGTGCGCGGTGATCAGGTCGTTGAACGTATCGATGACTCCCTCGTCGAGCTGTTCGAGCTTGCGGGCGGCTATCTCTTCGGGGCGGAGCGGCTTGGTCATCAGTCTGCTGCCTTCCTTGTTATCGTGATCGGCGCGGGCGCGTCCCACATCGCCGAGCAGCCGCGCGGGTTGGGGACGAGGCTGCTCACAGTGAGTCCGCTATGGTCAGGGCCATCGCGATGCACTGAGGCGACCTCGGGTCCTCGATCGCCTTTGCCATGATGCGGGCACCGACGGCAAGCTGCTCCGCCAGGGTGAAGAGCTGGTCGAGGGAGAGGTCGTTCTCGGTCACGAAGGAAACGTCGAGGGGATCGCTGCCCTTGTCGAGCGCGTCGGCCGCCTTGCGTAGGAGCTGTGCTGTAGTCATGGCGTGATTCCCATCTGCTGCCGGGCGCGGGCTGCGTGAGTGTTCCCGTCCCTGAGCCATCTTTCGAGGAGGAATACGGCCGAAACGCCGCCGGGCGAGGACCGGAATGCCTCCAGGTCGTGCTCGTCCAGGACGAGCACCCGGTTGCCGTAGGAGAGAAGTGTCCCGATTTCTACCTGGCGGTCTTCGGGTTCCGGGAGGATGACCACGTAGACGGGCGGCCGTCCCGGGAACGAGAAGTCGTCCGGTTCGGTGGGATCTTCGGTCGGCTCGATGCTGACGCCCCAGTACCGGCACAGCCCGCTGAAGAGGGCCTTGAGTGCCTGGTCCTTGTCGTAATCGCTGAAAGCCATGTCAGTGGTCTCCGGGTGCGTCGGGGTGGACCGGGCAGGGCTCGCCCGGGTGGACATGCCACTCGCCGGACAGAGAGCAGGCGGTGGGCGGGTGGTCCTGGCAGTCCATGATGCAGGTGCAGTCGGCTGAGTTGCTGCGGGCGAACGTGATCTTGTCGAAGACCGACCAGCGTCCGCCCCCGTCTGTCTGATTCATGGTAATACCTTATCAAGAAAAGCTGTAAGTGTGTATAGTTCTCCTATGACAACGAGCGAGGAGAACCAGACAGACCTGGCCGCGCCGTACGGCTACATGATCGACCCGGAGACCAAGCAGCTCCGGCCGAAGAAGCAGGCCGGGCGCAAGCGCACCGTGCCGGTGACCGACGAGACCGACCCGGCCGCGCACAGGGAGGCGCGCTTGACCCGTCAGCGGGCGTCGAAGGCAGACTTCTACGAGCGCCACCCCAACTACAAGCAGGATTACGACGCGGCCTGGCGCGAGAAGAACCCGGACCGGCAGAGCGCCTACATGAAGAAGTACAACCTCAAGCTGAAGCGCCAGGTGATGGACGCCTACGGCGGCCATTGCGCGTGCTGTGGGGAGATCGAGCTGGTTTTCCTGACGATCGACCACGTCGAGGACAACGGAGCGGAGCACCGACGCGAAATAGCGGCGGCGAAGGGCAATTCCTGGGGTCAGGCAGGATCGCCTACTTACCGCTGGCTCAGAGACAACGGGTTCCCCGCCGGGTTCCAGGTTCTCTGCGCCAACTGTAATTGCGGGAAGCAGTGGAACGGCGGAATATGCCCGCATCAGGTAACAGCAGAGGCCCTCCTGAACCCGCAGGCAGGAGGGCCTCTAACTACCTAGAGTTAAAGGACTTAACTCTTCGTAATCGACGCCAGGCCCCTCGGATTGAGAATCGACATGGCAATCATCTCGTCGAATACCCAGCCTTTCCAGAAAGCTTCCACATTGTGATTTTCCTCGACGTCCAAGGAATACAGAATGGGGAAAACTCCGAGGAAGTTAGGCTCCGGGGCAAGGAAGATCTTCGCCTGCGGCACGATGATCGACCGCTGGATCTGGAACTCGCCGAACGAGGTGATCGTCTCGCCCGCGACCACCCGGTCCTTGAAGGCCCAGCCCGTCTGGTTGATGTCCCACCGGAACATGTCGCGGTAGTCGAACGGGTTGATCAGGATGCGGGCCGACGGCAGCTCGTGCAGGTCGGTCATAGCCACGGCCGAGTACAGCGAGCCCGGGGTCAGGTAGCCCGACGCCTCGGTGATGTTGTGGTTGGGCGTGACCACGTGGTCCGGGCGGGTCGCGTAGTCGGTGATCGCCGCCTGGAGCAGCACCAGCAGCCGGGCGTCCTCCTGCTTGAGGATGGCCTGCTTGGTCTCGTCTTGCGCCTGCTCGACCGCGTTGATCCGCAGGTAGAACAGGTCTTCCTTGCGGATCGCGGGGCGGGAGGCAATGCGGAAGAACCGAACAGGGATTCGCTTGCCCTCGAACGGGGTGACCCGGACTTCGCCTTCTGTTCCAGAAAGGATGTAGGCCTGCCCAAGATCGTCCCAGACATCGTATTCGACCGGGGTCCCCGGCGTAACCGGGTCCTCGACGAGCACGTTCCGGACGATGCCCTGGTACCGGAGCTTGAGCTGGATGGGGCCGACCATCCCAACGCCCAGGCGGCGGAAACCGTGCATCTCGTCGCTCAGGATGAGCGCCATCTTGCGGACCTTGGCCTCGCGCGTCAGGCTCACGCCGTTGGTGCGCGAGCGCCTGGCCTCGATCTGCGCAACGTAGTCGTCGGACTTGCGCGATGCCACGCGGGGCCGCAGGCCGCCGCCGGGAGCCAGCGCCAGTTGCCCGCCGGCCGAAGTGGTCGCCAGCTCGGTCATGGTGTTCCCTTTCCTGCTTCCCGCGTGTCCTGGTTAGTTCCGGCCCGCGTTGGTGTTGGCCGTCAGCTCAGCCGCCGCGTACGGGGAGAGGCCGCCGATCGTGATCTTGGTGGAGCTGTTGACCTTCAGCAGCTTCGCGACCGGGGCGGTCGCCGTGGTGCTGCCGGCTCCGGTGACCGGAACGAGCATCCCCTGGTTCGCCGTGGCGGTGGACACTGCCACCAGGGCAGCGCCGGAGCCGTCGGCCGGGTCGGTCCAGGTAGCAGTAGCGTCGAACGCGGGAGCGAGGATCTCGAACTCGGCGTCGGGACCGAGCACCCATACGGCGAAGGCATTGATTCCCGCGTAGAGCAGCTCGTCGATGCCGTCGCCGCCGACGTACAGCGCGCCCAGGCCGTAGACGGGCACCGCGTTGGCGGTGACGTCGGTGCCCGCGTTCCCGGTGTGGGACGCGCCGGTCATCGTCTTGCCGCCCATCTGAGTGCTGTTCGCGCCCGCCAGGGTCACCAGGTCCCCGCCCGTGCGGATGAAGCCCATCCCGGGCCAGATCGGGACCGCGCGGGTCCACGCCGGGTCCAGGAAGCACGACTTGGGGGTCGCCTGCGTCCAGGAGTAAAGAGGCCTGATCGTCCTCTTCACGTAGTCGTTCGAGAGGTAGGTGCGAATCATCGGCCTTTACTCCGTGTCTGGTCGGCCGGGCCGTGAGGCCCTCCTGCTATTCCTTCTGGGGCTGCGGGGGGAAAAGGCGTCACAAGGCCCAGATCTCGGCCCATAGGACGGCTGCACCTGCGGTAAGGGCTGTGTACTGCTGGACGGTCACCGTGGTCCCGGCCTTGGTGATAAGCGGGGCCGTGTACCCGCTGTAATTGGCTCCGGCCACCTGGTTGTCCGCGAACAGGGTCCATCCGGCGACAGCCCCGTCCGGGTAAGTAGCAGTGACGCCCACCAGGCCGCCGGTCTCAGCGGAAGTGACGTCCATGGCCCCGAAGATCATGAACCTGTGCAAGGCCCCGTCACCCGGTGCCGTCCACGTCAGGATGTTCGGGGTCCCGTTCACCAGGGTGAACCCGCCGGGTCCCGTGGAGGCCGCGAGGCTGAGTACCCCGGCCTGCACTGAGGAGGAGAAGAGGGACCCGGGCTCCGTGACCGTCGAGTACTCGTCGTCCGAGAGCGTGGCAGACTCGCCTGCGGAGTAGCGCAGCCCGTTGGGCAGCACCACGTTCTTCAGGCCGGAGGCGACCGTCACGTTCCAGGGCATCAGTCGAACAGGTCCGAGGCGTCGAGGTCGTCCATGACCGCCGGGGCGTAGGCGGCGCTCGCACCGACTGAGGCCAGCGACGGGACCGCACGGGCGGCGGTGCGCTGCTGCGGGCGCGGCTGCTGCCGGGTCATCCCGGCCCGGCCGAGCTGCTCCAGCGTCGAGATCTCGTGCTCGATCACCGCCGTCGGCATCGAGGCGTCCTTCTCGATCCGGGCGGCGACGGCCAGCTCCTCGCCCTGGGCGAGGCCCGCCTGCACCCGCATCTTCGCCAGCCGGATGGAGGCGAAGGTGCGCCGGGAGGCATCCGCCTCGCCGAGAGACGCCTGCTGCTGCATCCCGCCGGACTGCCCGGCCTGGCCGGGCTGCCGCGCGTCGAGAATCCACGGGAAGGCCGCGCCGTTGTCGCCCTGGCCGCCGATCCCCGGGCCGTGGGCCTTCAGCGGGTCGGGGTCGATGCGCACGTCGGTCTCGATGCGCCGCTGCTCCAGCGGGACGCCGCCGTCCTGCGACGGGTTGGTGCCCTGGACCGGAGCGGTCACGTCGATCAGGTTGGTCGCCGCCGGGGTCTGCATCTCCACGCCCGGGGTGATCGCGGTGGTGGTCTGCTGGGCGGGCACCCGCGAGTTCGCGCCCGGGGTCGTCCCGGGGCGTCCGGCGTTGTCCATGGACTCCGGCTGGAGGGCCTGCTCGGTGGTCTCCGTCGGGGGAGCCTGGGGCGGGTCGGGCACCGGGCTGGCCGGGTTGAGGATATCCGCGTGGCGGCGCATCACCCGGCGGCCGACCTCGGCCAGCTCGCGGTCGATCCCCGCAGCGCTGGCGAGGAAGCGGAGCTGGGCGGAAAGGACCTCGTTCTGCGCGCTCAGCTCGGCGATGCGCCGCGCCTGGGCCTGTGCGAGAGCGGCGGCCGTCTTGCTTGCTGGCATGTCCTTGTCCTCGTCTTCCTCGTCCTCTTCGTCCCCGGGCTCTTCGCCGGGCTCAGACGGGTCTTCCTGTTCCTTCCGGGGGTCGCCGGGGTCCTCCTCGTCCCCGGCGTCCTCTTCGCCCTCCTCGACTCCCTCGTCGAAGGCGGCGTCGGCCTCCTCGTCCGCCGGGTGGAGCGCGGCCATGCCGCACGCCGGGCAGGGCACGCCGGGCTGCGCGGCGGCGTCGGCCTCGAAGGTGGTGCCGCACGCCGGGCAGATCAGCTCCTCGGCGAACATCTCCTCGCCCTCGTCCCCGGTATCTTCCAGCTCCGCCTCGTCGGGCGGGACGTCGCCAACCGGGACCTCGCTTCCTTCGGCGTCTTCTTCCGCGTCCTGCGGCTGGCCGTCGAAGCCCTCCGGGCCGCCTTCGCCGCCCTGGACAGTGGGAACTCCGTCGGGGGCGATCTGATCGGGGTGGACAAGCTGCCCGTCGGCGTCCTCGCCCGAGCCGGTCTGCGCGGCCGGCAGCGCGGCACCGGGCTGCCCCTGGCCCGGGGCATCCGGCGGGAGGTCCACCTCGCCGGAGCCGTCGAGCTGCTCGCGGACCTCCTTCGCCTTGTCGGTGTCGGGGTCCCGGAACACCGACGGCGGCACCACGAACCCGCACACCGGGCAGCGGGAGCCGGACCACACGTTGTGCTCGCCGCAGACGGGGCACTCGTCCATCCGCAGGGTGTCCACCTGGGGCGGCATGCGGGTCTCCCCGTACGCCTGGACGGTCAGCGCGTTGAGGGACTGGCGCAGCCTGTAGTCCATCGGCCGCGAGGTCTCGCCCCTTACCGTGTCCTGGGCCTGACTCCTGTTCATGTACCCGGGCACAGCGGAGTCTTCCCTGGCCCCGATCGAGCCGAGGCAGTGCTGGCACAGCATCGGGAGCGTCCGGCTGCGCGGGTGGCCGGCCTCGCTGAAGTCCGCCCCGCAGTTCACGCAGTGGGTGCCGCCCTCGGCGACCGACCCGTGGTAGTGCATGTTCTCCTCCGGGAGGCCGCCCGGGTGGTGCTGGTGATGGTGCTCCACCCACCGCCTGCGGCTGTTGTCGCCCATCTGGACGCGGCCCTTGCCGCCGCCGCCCCTGGAGCCCGATGCGTCTTCCTCGGTGTTCTTCCGGATCTGGCGCAGCCAGGTGGCCGCCTGCACCTGGTGGGGGCTGATCTTGCGGCCGTGCTGCTCCGACAGCTCGTGCGCGGCCTGCCGGTAGGCGCTGGAGACGTGCTCGTAGTGCTGGACCTGACTGACCGGCATCTTGTCGGTGTCGGCGTCGGTGAGCCGCTTGCCGGTGGCCACGGACATGGCGTGCCGGTCGATGACGACGCGCTCGCGACCGTGCCTGATGTCCTCGGCGCTGTCGCCGCCGTGCTCGATCAGGTGCGCGAACGCGGCGGTCTTCGGCGCGGTGAGAACCTTGGAATGGTGCTCCCCCGCCAGAATGCGGATGGCCTTGCGCTGGTGGTCGCCGAGCGCGCCCGAACCGGGGCCGGGCGGGTCCCCCTGGGCGGCACGGGAGGCGTTGAACATGTTGACCGGCCACAGCGTCCGGGGGCTGTAGGCAGACAGCAGGCCTGCTCCGAGCGCGGCATCGCCCTTGCCGATCAGCTTGGCGACGTGGTGGGCGTCGCTGTACCAGCGGTCGCCCAGCGCCCGCTCGTCGTCGCTGGAGTCGTTGTAGGCATGGACGATATGACGGGCGGAGACCGGGTGGTTCATGAACCACGGGTGGTCGCCGCTCTCCTTCTTCGCCCCGGTGGAGCGGATCTCCGAGATCTCCGAGTCGGGGATGTCATCGACCGTGGGGTAGGAGTCGCTTCTCGACCTGTGAGTATGCACGTAGAACCCGTTCCGGTCCTTCTTGAGGCCCACGCCGTCGAACCTGGGATCGCGCCCGTAGCCCCTGACCGGCTTGTCCTCCGGCTTCTTCCTGCGCGCGGCGAGGAACGGGTCCGGCGGCATCTGGTCCTCGTCTCCCCGGGGGCTGCGCGGCAGCGGACGTCCCTCAAGCTGCTCGTAAAGGCCGTGCATGTGCTCGCGTACCTGCTGCCTGGCCTGGTCCCGGGCTGCCTTCTGGACGGAGACCGAGTCGTAGGCCGCCTGCTCGTCGGCCGGGACGGCGAGGTGACCGCGCTTCATCCCGTCCTCGTGGTGCCAGCCGCTGCCCGGTTTGTCGAGCGCATTCAGGTTGATCTTCACCGGGTCGCCGCATACGAGGCAGTGGCCGCCGCTGAACGTCGGCTCCTGCGCCGGGCGCTTGTCGGACGGATCGGAGGGAACCGCGTCGTGATCGACAAGGGACTGGTGGCGGTGCTGCCACGGGTACCGGCCGCGCCTGTCCGCCCCCACGGAGAAGTGCACCGGCTTCCCGCACTTAGCGCACGCGTTGCCGATGTGGTCCCGGAAGTCCGGGGTCCCGGCCGCCGCCGTCTTCGACGCGGCCTTTCCGAGTCCGCGTGCGTCGGGCTTGCCCAGGAGGTAGGCGGTCGGGTCGGCCGGGTCTTCCACCAGCAGCGAGTTCTCGAAGAAGCTCAGGCCCGCGCAGACCTCGTGGATGAGCTTCTCTTCGACTTTCCCGGTGACCTTGTTGCGCTGCCGGATCTTCTTGCCCTTCATGGCCGGCAGGTGCTTGCAGTACTCGGCGGGGCTGGTGGCCTTGTTACCGCAGGCCGAGCAGGTGGACCAGTCCACGTCCACGCCCATTGAGGTGCGGTTCACCCGGCCCGCCAGGATCGCCTTGGCGAGCTTGGGGAAGCGGACCGCATCGACCTCCATGAGGCCTTCCACCCAGGTATCGGGGGTGCCGTCGCCGTTGGCGTCGCGGTGCAGCGCGACAGCGACGATGACGCCCCGGGCGCGGCGGTGGTTGGCGTTATGGTGGTTGACGAACACCGGCTTGCCGAGGAAGGACCTGTAGCCCTTCTCGATCTCCCCGGACGGGAAGGTGTCGTGGTTGTCGTTAGTCCGGCTGGAGATCATCCGCGAACGGACGTACAGATAGCCGGGCCTCGGCTCGTAGTCGAACGCCACCCGGTGGGCGTGCTTGCTGATCCGCCCGACGCCCTGCCGGATGCCGCCCGGACGCGGCTGGTGCCACGCCTCCAGCACCTCCAGCGACGCATACTTCCGCACGGGTCCTCCCGGTCTGCTCTCCCCTCTTCCGGGGCAGCCCGGGGAACCGTGTTGAGCAATACAGCTTTTCTTGCTATTGTCATCTCAGCGAACGAAGAGCAGCGGCGAAGCAGGGATGACGGAGGAGAAGATGAGCGGCAAGACGGACGCAACGGGCCTGCTGATGGCCCGGAAGATCGCCGAGGCAGCAGCGGTCAAGGACCATAAGCTCGCGGCCTACATGGTGGCGGGAGACCGCCCCGTGGCGGAAGCCCAGTTCGACGGGATCATGAGGTACCTGGCACGGTGCCCGGCCCTGCCGGCCCCGAGGACCACCGAGGAAAACGTGACGCGCCAGCCAGCGGCAGAGCCCGCACCACGCTCGTACATCTCGGATATCCCCGACGGCTTCTACGCGACTCCGTGCCGTACGGGCAACAACGACCTGGACTTCTGGAAGGTCCACGTCACCGACAAGGGCTACCGCAGGGTCAAGAGAGTCATCGGCGGCGGGGACGAGCGCTCGCCCCGGGTACTCGACATCTCCAAGCAGGAGTCGGCCGCCGCGCTGGGCGCTATCCTCCGGACGGGTATCGACAAGGCCAGCGAGGACTACGCAGACAGCCAGCAGCGCTGCATGAGGTGCGGCCTGCAACTTACCGACGACGAGTCCCGGGCAGCCAGGATGGGGCCGGTGTGCAGGGAAAAGTGAATTACTGGACGGCAGCGTTCCTGCTGGTCATGGCCGTCCTCGCGCTGGCGATGCCGCGCGAGGACGGCTTTGTCATTCCCGAGCGGAGGGACTGGCTGGGCTGGCTCAGGCGGCTTCTTCCCCAGGCTCGCCGCCAGCGCGAGGAGGAAGCCGCGTTCGAGGCCGACCGCTACGTAACGGACCTGCGCACCGACCGGGACCAGCCCCTGATGACCATCCGGCAGGATCAGCTCCCCAGTACGGTCCGGGTCTACCGGGGTCCGCTGGTGAGTGCGCCGACAGACAAGAAGCCGCCGTGGAAGACGGCGGAGAACCCGGGGTGGCGCATACCGGCCAGCCCGGTCCCGGTCGTGCAGGAGGTGCAGCCGGAGAAGCGCCCCAGGCGCGCTCCCCACGACCCGCCGACCGTCGTCATCGAGATCATGCGGCCCGCCGTGGAGGGCGACCTGGGGCGCTACCTGGCGGAGCTTCCCGCCTATACCGACATCGAGGACTCAGCCGATTCTCTCTTTGTCCCGCGTAGTTCCCTCGCGCTGGGCGTGCCAGATGATGAGGGTGCGCCAGGCGAGGACCACGAAGGCGGTAGAGAGGAAGACGGCCTCCATCCAGGCCAGCCAGGTGCCACGGACGTGCCAGTTGAGCACGAGGACGTAAGGGAATGACGTCCCGCCGACCACCAGCTCGAACAAGACGATGTTCCACCCCCAGTCAGACTTCCACCACGGCCAGAACCTGGCGGTGAGAACCGGGAAAACTACTGCTGAACCCCAGAACGTGAAGTTGGCTGCCCACTGAACGGCGTCAAGAAGCGGCTGGTCAACCATTGCCGGAGTCTCTTGCTACGCGCTGGCTGATGAGCATGTTGATTGCCTCCGAGACGTGGTTCTTCTCGCGCAGTTCGCGCAAGGGGATGATCACGTGCTCGCGAGCATCGGCCAGGCTCTGCTCCGCCTTGACCCGCTCCCGGCGGGCCTCGATCAGCTCGGGCCTTGGCTTCCTGCGCCATGGAAGCTGCATATCACTCCAGCTCCTTGACTTTCTTTCCCTCGGCAGCGGCGTCGTGCAGGGCCTTGAAGATATCCCGGGCAGCCTGCCCGGCGAGAACTCCGGCATCAGCACGAGCACCGTTGAGTTCGGCCGCCCGCTTCCACTCATCGCGCTCTGCCTTCATCTCGTCGAGCCTGCTTTTCGGCACGATCACCTCGGTCACGAGCAGGGCGATGAACACGATGATCGCGCCGCCGTTTTCGAGCAGCGTGATGAGGTCACCCGTGTTCACTCGCCTTTCCCCCTACCCATCGATCGCGGATACTCACGGCACTCATCCCGCTGCTTCCGGGGTCCACCCAGATGCCGATGTCATCCCATGCAACAGCGGGCACAGTCGCCCCAAGGCAGGCGGCCAGCCGGGCGAGCATCGCCTGCGACCCGTCACCAGGTGCTTCGAGGAATACCCCGTGCCCTCCGAAGGGGTCGGCGGCGGCCATCTCCTCGCGGGTTAGTTCCTGCATCCGGTAGACGGCGCTCATGCGAAGATCACGTCGTCGTCGTAGTCGTCCATGCTCAGGCCCCGCTTTGCCAGCTCGTCGTCCTCGTCCTCGTAGTGGGTGCCCTCCAGCCGGAGCAGGTCCAGGTTCCTGGCCCGGCTGCCCGCACCCTCCCTGACCAGCTCGTCGGCCTCGGCCCTCGGCAGCACCTCGGCGGTCTTCGCCAGGTACTGCCGGGCGGCCACCGCGATGTCCCCGCTACCGTGCACGGAACCAGAGTCGTTAGAATAAGCGTTCGAGGCAGATGCCCGCTGGAACGCCGCCACTATGTCGTCTATTCCGCCCTGCGGCTGCCCGGCGGGGACGTCGGTCTCGTCGGAGTCGGCCCCGCCGCCGGACCACTGCTGGTTGCCGATGGTCTGGATCGACTGGTCGTCAGGCATCAGGGACTCGTCCATCGACCCCATGCCGGGTTCCTGGCCGACCGGGGAGGGCTGCTGGGCCTGCGGGGAGGACTCCCGGTTCAGGTCGCCCATCGGGGTGCCGCCGAACTTTGTCCGGAAACTGTCCCGGACGCTTCCGGACGATCCCGGACGTTTCCGGACGGCCCCGAACTCGCCGAGGGCCGCCTCGTCGAGCGCGGCGTCACTGTCCATTCCGGTCTCGGCGTCACCGCCGCCGATCGTCCCGTCGGAGGCGGCGGTCGCCTCGATCTCATCGTCCCCGGTGGTGGACGGGAGCGCTGGCTCGGGCTCGTCGTGCAGCTCGGCGAGCGCGCCATCGAGCTGCGGCACGGTGCCGTGGCACGGGAACGGCGCGCCAGCGGCAGTGGCGCGGCGCACCTCTTCCATCCGGATGCCGTCCGGGTCCCGGGGGTCCATCGCGGTGGACGGCCCGGCCGTGCTGGCGCGGTCGGTGTAGCCGAACGTCCCCTGGTCCTCGGCCTGCCACCCGTTCATCCCCGGCCAGTGCAGGTCACCCGGCTGGGGGTGCGGCGCGCCCGGCACAAGTACCTGGTGGCCTGCCGACGCGGTGTTGGACAGCGGCATCTGGAATATGCTGTCCTCCTGGATACCGCCCCAGTTCTCCGGGTCCGGCCCGGCGAGGGGGCCGTAGCTTCCCGGGTCCTGGTCCTTGTCCGGCGGGGACGTCGCACCGTAGGGCTTCTGCGGCGGGTGCTGCGCCACGTTGTTCGATCCCCATGGCGCGTTCGCCTGGTCGGCTGTGGCGCGCATCCCGGCCAGCAGGCGCAGCGCGCCGACCGCGCCAGGATCTTCCCCGGTGCGCACCAGGAAGGCTGCGGCATGCTCTGCTGGCGCGCCGTACCATGGCGCGCCGTCCTGGCGCGCCGCGCCAGTGTGCTGGCGCGCCGCTGGCGCGCGCCATTCCTCGCGCCAGCGGCCCGCGTGCGGGTCGCCCTCGTACGGCGGCCAGGACTTCACGACGACGGTCTCCGGCGACCAGCGCGGCACGGCCGCGTCGGAGTCGAACGTCCGGCCGAACATGCCCTGGCTCTGGGCCTCGAACTGGAGGGCCATCACGTGCGAGCAGGGTCGTCCGGCGTACCGGGTCCCTGCCGACTTTTCCTGGTGGAAGCTCGCCCACGGGCAGCCGCAGGCCCAGTGCTGGATGGTCTGCCGCTTGCCGACAGGCCGCTGGATGCCGGACTCGTAGGTGTCGTGGTCACCGCGCACCTCACCGATCACCATGCCGACGGAGGCGTGCACGATCCGCACGTGTCCCTCGGCCCTGATGCGCTTCGCCTTGGCCACGACGTCGTGCCAGGCGGCGGTGAACTCGAAGCGGAACGCGGGGTTCCCGGCGGCGGCGGTGAACATCGCCAGCGCGCCGTCCTTGCTGAACGGGGTGGACTCGTCGTCCGGCTGGTCTCCGTCATCGTCGCCCTGGTCGCCGCCGCCCCCGCTGTCCCCGTCGCCGGGGGAGAACGGAGCGGGAGCCGGAGCGCCCCTGGTCACCTTCCCGTCGCCCGATCCCTGGGTATAGGCACGGTCCCGCTCGTTCACGTCCGCCCCGGCCTGCGGCCAGTTGTCCGGGTTGTCCGCCGGGTCATCCGGGATGTCCGGGGCACCGTCCTGCGGGTTACCCGGGCTGAACTGCGGAGACTTGATTTCCGGCCCGTTTTTGTCCGCCGCGTTGTCCGGGATGCCGTCCTGGTCGTCGTCCAGGGAGTTACCAGGATCGTCGTGCTCGTGCTGCGGGTCCGGGCCGTCGTCCTGGTCGCCGTCGTGCCCGTGGAGTTCCTTGCCGTCGATCCGCACGTGCACGTTGAGGGCGCTCATCATGCGCTTGAAGCGCGGCAGGTCGAACTGCCGGTAGTACTCGTGAGGCGTCGGCGGCTCGGCGGTCTCCGAGGAGAAGATCGCGGTCGCCGGGTCGTTCCTGCTGGAGCCGCCCAGCTCGGGCCGTGCCAGCGGCATCTGCTGAGGGGTGCGCCGGGGAAAAGCCGGGCCGAACATGTTGTTCTCGGCCTCCAGGCGCGCCTCGTCGCGGGCGTCCTCCGGGCCTCCGGCGTGCCGGTGGTCAGGCAGGCCGAGCTGGTGCAGCGCCTCGTGCACCGGGCGCAGCCGGCCTCCGCCCTGCCGGCGCGCCTGCTCGATCTGCTCGTCGTCCCAGCCGTGGCCGTACCGGAGGTGATGCTCGGCTTCGTCCTCTCCCAGGCTGCCCTCGACCGGGCCGATTCCCTCGCCCTGGTCCTCGTGGCTGACGTGCTCCCCGGGCTTCAGCAGCGGGAACTCCGACGACGGCACGAAGTCCCCCCAGGTGACGGTGGGCTCCTCCTGCCAGCGGTGCAGGGTGCCGCGCTCCTTGCCGGTCCACGGCACGCGCGCCTCGTGCGCCGAGGCAGTAACCGGCCCGACCTCGATCCCGGGGCCGCCCCCGGCGCTGATGTTCTCCGGGTACATCCCGACGGTCGCGCCGTTCTCGTCCTTCTTGCTGCCCCAGGGCAGCGCCTGGTTCCACTTGTCGTCGCCCTCGCCCTCGTGGGAGGCGTCGTCGTAGGAGTCGGGATTCCCGGCGCGCGGAACCGTGCCGTGCCGGGGGGCGTCCCCGGCGTCATCGACCTGGGTGCCGTTGATGGTGGTGGCGTGGTGGCTCATGCCGAAGAAAGCCTGGGCCTCCTCCAGGGCCGCCAGGCGAGCCATCGCGGGCGGCAGCGTGTCCGGGTCGTAGAGCGGCGGCGGGGCCTCTTCCTGCGGACCGAGGTGCTCTTCCTTCCATGCCTGCTGGCCGGGCTCGGCCCAGTACATGCCGAGGTCGCCCTCGCCCCCGTTGTACTCCTGGTTACGAGCGTCGTCCTCGGTGCCGTACGCGTCGGCGGTGGCTCGCATCCCGATGACCGTGATCTGGCTGCCCGGGTCGGGCCGGTCGGTCAGGATGCTGCCCAGTTCGGGATAGTCAGCCGACGCGGTGCGGTGCTGTTCCTGATCGTCCTCCGGCTCCGCCTCGTGCACCTGGGACAGCCTGGTTGAATGCCTCCGGATCATGCCGCCTCCTCACCCCTTCCGGAGTCCGGAGGAGCTGCCGGTAACCGGGAAATCGTTGAGAAATACAGCTTTTCTTGATATCGTCCATTCATGAGCGAGATAATCAATATCGACGACTACACCGGCACCGGGGCGGAAGGAGCCATCGAGCTTGCCGCTGCGGTGATCCGCGCCGCCTACCGGGCGACGGGCGACGGCCTGGTCACCTACCTCTACAGCAGCAGCAAGCCCGTCGCCTGCGTCAGCCCGGTCGAAGCAGGCGAGCGCTACGAGCACGCGAACGAGGTAATGACCGCCCCGAGGCAGCGCGAGGAGACCGTCCCCGTGCTCGTCCGCACCGAGCCGCGCCACCGCCGTCGCAGCCGCCCGTGGTGGACCCGGGGGCCGTTCGAGGGCGTCTTCTGATGGGCCGGCTGGACAAGCTGGCCTACGACACCGCCATGCACCTGGTCGCCATGCACGGCAGGTTCGACGCGCTCGGCTGGACAGAGCCGGCACTGGGAGCCGAGCACTACTCCCAGCACTTCAGCCCGGACGGCGGGAAGATCCCGCCGAAGGGCGTCTGGACTCACCAGTTCGACGACCTCTCCTACGACCCGGAGGACGTCGAGCAGGTCCTGGAGGAGGCCGAGCACCCGCACCCGGCCCTCATGCCGCCGGACTTCGCCCGGAACAGCAGCGCCCGGGTGCTGGCCATGCACCTGGTGGACCTGCACCGCAACGAGGCAGCCCTGGGCAACGACGCGGCCACGAACATCGACCTCCACCACTGGGAGCACCACGGCCCGGGAGGACTGCGTAACCACCGATACACCGACTTGTCCTACGGCAGGGACAGGGCGGCCGGGACCCGGGAGGGCTAATGCCACTGGCTATCGGCGTCATCGCCGCTCTCATGCTGCTCGCGTGGGGCGGCGTGGAGCTGGACCACGTGATCCACGCCTACCCGGGGCAGTTCTGGATGGGCGTCTTCGCTTTCCTGGTCGTCACCTTCGCCCTGGCCGCTGCGAAGTTCCGCAAGGCGAACGAGCGGGTGCCGCTCCGGCCGGCTGCGCCCCCGCTGCCGCCAGCCATCCAGGCGAAGCCCGAGCAGCCGGCGCTGAACGCCGCGCCCGTGCTGCGCGCTGTCGCAGCGCCGGGTGCCGAGGACGCCGCCGGCTGCGAAGGGCCGTCCTGCGACAGCAAGGTGAACGACGACCCCTGGATCGCCCGGGTGCACGGAGAGGAGCGGGAGCATGTCTTCTGCTCGGAGGCCTGCATCCGGGAGTGGCAGCAGGCGAACCGCCCGTGGGAGGCCCGCCGGTCTTAGGAGCCGTAGGTCGGCGCGTAGTTGTTGCCGTGGGCCAGCATGATCGCGCTGTTCGTGACCCCGGTCGGGAACCCCGATCCTGCTGACCCGCCGGTCGCCCCGTGGAAGATCCCTGTGGTGTAGCCCCAGGCGAGCCCGTTGGCGACGAGGATCGGCTGGCTGTAGGTGGCGTTGGTGAAGTAGATCCCGTAGTTCGGGGCCATGCTCCCGCTGCCCCCGTCGCCGATGCTCGGCATGGTGGAGAACCCGCTGATGATGATCGGCAGGGTGGTCGCCCCGATGCCGATCCCGGCGTAGGTCCCGGTGCCGATCGAGGACTGGCCCTGGCCGTCGCGCCGGAAGTGGCAGCCGATGACGTTGACGATGCCCGGCCCGGTCCCCGCGCCGCCCCCGGTGGTCCAGGTGGCGTCGCAGTAGAGGCCGTAGTGGGAGTTGGCGTCGGTTGAGCAGCCGATGAACTGGCAGCCTCCGGTGAACCACTGCCAGTCTCCGGTGATGCTGAAGCCGTTTGTAGAGTTCCACTCAGCGTTACATGAGATGAACTTAGTGTTGTCGCAGCCGTTGATCTGGAACCCGGGGCCGGTATTGTTCCCGATTGAGTAGCACCCGAGGAAAACACTGTCCTCGCAGCCGTTGAGGTTGAAACCCCCTCCGCCGACGACACCGCACGAGTTTGCCTGGACATTTGTCCACGTCTGCCCGAACGGGAAGCTCTGCGCCATGCTGCTGTCCACGCCCGAGGCGTTGATCGCCCATCCGCTCATCCGCGCGATCCGGATGTTCTCGAACGTGCACATCGTCGGCCCGTAAAGGTAGATCCCGTCGATCGCCCCGGTCTGGTGGCTGGCTCCCGTCGCCCCGCCGTCGATGAAGATATCGCTGACGATCGCGCCGTTGGTCCCGGTGAAGCCGGTGACGTGAGGAGTGTCCTTGCAGCCGAAGACGTAGGTGTCGGTGAACGTCAGCGGGACCTGGAACACCGACCCGATGTACTGCCCGGTGACGTCGCCGCCCATCGCCCCGCTGCCCTTCATCACCAGGTTGTACGGCAGGTCCTGGTGGGCGGTCATCCTGTAGTAGCCGGGCGGGACCGTCAAGCCGAACGGGGCGGGCTGCGCCGCCGTCGCCGCCGAGCAGGCACTGGCGAGCGGCGTCGCGATCGACGTCGCGCCCGTCGGGTCGGCCCCGTAGTCGCGCACCAGGTTCGCCCAGCCGGTGACCGTCTTGCCGACCGAGGCGATCGTCACCTTCTTGTCGGTGCCGGTCGAGGCCATCGTGTGGTCGGCGGTGTCCAGCTCCATCAGGTACTTGGAGCCCGTGGGCGTCGCGTCGGTCGTCAGGCCGCTCATCTCGGTCACAGCGGCTGCCTCCACCAGATATGGGCCGTGATCACGACCACGAACAGGAGCCACGCCAGGAGGCTGTTCCACCAGGCGAGACCGTGGACGTCCGGGCTGAGCGCAATGTCGATGTGCAGCTCGTGCCAGCAGTAGTAGCTGAGCGTGTTCCTCACATCGGTGAACAGCGCGTACAGCTCGGGACTCAGGAAGGCGAGCGCCGCGACGGCCAGGCTCCAAGGCCAGTAGACGTAACCCCACACGAAAGACCTCCCAGGTCTTCCGGGCTAGAAAAGACGGGAGGCTCTGCGCCCGGGGCGAACGGCACGTGAAACTGGACTGGCTGCTGCCCGGCCTCCCAGGAGAAGACGGACATGATCCCGTCCATCAGCGGGAGGGTGCCGGGCGCTCCGTAGTCGTGCAGGTGCCTCACTGTGCCGTGCACGTGCCTGCTGAACCCGGCCGCCTCCAGGATGTCCGCGAGGATGATGTCCAGGTGCCACCAGCACCCCCTGCCGTGGCACGCCCCGCAGTGTGCCCACCGCTCCTCGGCGAGGTCCAGGTTGACGGCCCGCTGGAGTCCGGCGCTGAACCGCGTGAAGCCGAGGGACCTGTCCAGCAGTTTGCAGCCGAATGCCTCGTAGGAGTACAGGCACCACGGCTCCGGGCAGTACTCCAGGGCGGCAGCCATGCCGGGTCCGGGCTCGATGTCATGCTCGACTACCAGGAGATCCTCAGCGCCCTGCCAGCGGGCTCGGATCTCCCGCCAGTAAGCGAAGTCGTTCCCGCCGACGTCGGCCAGTTCGACGCCCGGGACGTGCTCCCTGACAGCGCGCAGGGCGTCCCGCTTGGCGGAGTGGAGGTAGCTTTTGCCGTCCGCAGCAGGATCGTGAACGGTATAGCAGCACAGGGAGCGCACGTCAGGTCCAGCTCCCGGCACTGGTGACCGTATTGCTTCCGACGGGCCAGCAGCGGAAGAACGAGTTCGTCCCGACGGCAGCGGTCGTGGTCGAGACGCCGAGGGCTACCTCCGGGATGAGCGTGCCGGCCGCGTTGACGCGGACGGTGCCCTTGATCCGGGCGGTCGCAGTGGTCAGGCCGGTGGTAGTCGCTGCCGTCCACAGCGACTGGGCGGTCGCAGCGGTCCCTTCCACCATCTGCGGGGCGACCGGGGTGGTCAGGCTCGCGCTCTTCTGCGTCACCGCCGTGTACTTGATGGATGTGAGTGTGGCCGTGCCGCCGAAGCCGAAGGAGACAGTTCCGGAAGCCGACGCTACAGACGACAGGTCAAACTGGCACTCGAAGAAGTACGTCGTTGACGCCGCGACGGTAAGGGCACCTGCCGTGGTCGCGTTGAACAGCTTCTGGAGCGCGGTGCCGGAAGCTAGCGTATAAGGGGTGGTAAGTGCTGTGAACTGCTCGATGTCCGGTATCAGGTTGTGCGTGCCGGACAGGCTGCGCGACGTGGTGCACCCGGTGAGCAGGTTCCCCGTGTAGGAGTTGTAGTCGCCGCCGCCGTCTTCCTGGATGCCTGTTTCCCAGGTGTAAACCCGGTTTCCGGTCACGGCGATCCCCGTGGTGGCCGTGACCTCGGTGAGCAGCCGGATGCCGATTCCCCCGGACACCGGCCCGGCCGGGCCGGGGATGGTGTTTTCCGAGATCACGCCGTCGTGGCTGTCGATGACCATGATCCCGGTCGGAGGCGTACCCGTGGAACCGGCGGCGTTGATCGTGTTTCCGGTGACCTGGAAGTTGGTGACCGGCTGGGTGCCGGCGAGGCTGTCGCCGATCTGGATAGCCCGTGCGACGGCGTTGTTATACAGCGTGTTCCCGCTGATTTCGAGCGTATCGCCGTACCGGGCGTAAATGCCGTAGCCGTAGGACGTGCCGGTGATGGTGTTCCCTGACACTGTAATGTCGGCCCAGCCCTGGGCGGCGGTCCCGATGTCGCCGTAGTCCAGGAGGGAGATCGCGCCCTTGTTGCTGTTCGCCGCCGAAATAGCGTTGGCGATGATATTGCCCGTGATCGTGATGTTGTAGCTGATGGCTGAGGACACAATGAACGGGTGGGAGATGACGCCGCCGTTCTGGGCAGCCTCAATGCTGTTGCCGGTGATCGTGATGTTGTAGATGTTCGCACCGCTGAGCGCGAGATCGATCCCCCCTTCAGCCGACCGGATGACATTGTTGCTGATGATGATGTCGTGGATCGCCGAATACGACTGGAGGGCGATCCCGTCATCGCCAACATTCGTCGTGTACGTGCCCGTGTCGATGTAGTTCCCGTCAACCACCCCGAGCGTGCATGAATCGAGGTGAATACCGTCCTGCTGGGTGGGGCTGCCCCACGACTGCGCGGCGTTGGTCTGGCCGGACACTACGGTACATCCGGTGACCGTGAACTGACTGCACCCTTGCAGGTAAATGGTGTAGCCGACCGGGTTAATGACTTCTACGTTCTCTATCGTGAGGCCGGTGACATCGTTCAGGTGCAGCGGGGAGCACGTCTGCGTGCCCGCGATCCACGACGGCAGCGCAGTGACGCCGGTCAGGTTGCCGTCGATGGTCAGATCGCGTACCGAGATCTTGCTGGCTGTCGTGTTCCCGGCCGTCTGCATAGCTCCGACACCGTTGATGCTGTTGACCTGCGCCACCCCCGACCAGGAGCCTGACGCCATGCGGATCGTGGTGATGCCCTTGCCCGCGCCTTTCAGGGCTGTGTTGCTCGGCAGAGAGAGCGGCTGGTTGACGTAGAACAAGCCTGGCCCGAGACTGACCGGGCCTGCTGCTGTCAGCGCGGTGTTGATCGCTGCGGTGTCCTTCGCGCCCGTCGCGTCACCGGAGGGCTGGATCACCTGCTGACCGGGGGCACCGATCCGGTACCACAGCCCGGCGAAGTAGCCCCAGGCGTAAAGAGCCATCTGGCCGGGCTGTACGACGTCACTGGTGCCGTCCGCGACATTGGATGTTCCCGGTGCGGCGAAAGTCAGAGGGTAGCTTCCTGTGTTCTGAAGGAGAGCGACCTGCCCGTCGTAGAAACCGCCCGCAAGGATCAGCCCGTTGTACGCAGCCGACGAAGTTACCGGGATAAGAGCCGGAACGCCGTCTGTGGTGATTGTCTGCCCGTTGGCTGTAATGCTGGTCGCGGAGACGTAGTTGCCTAGGTTCAGGCCGCCCGCGAATCCCACGTTAGTCGGGAATGCGAGCCCGCTTAGCAGCGTGTCGTCGCCGCTGATGACAAAAATACCCTGGATGTCACCACTATTATTTGAGGCGGTGAACGGCGCGGCTGCTCCGAAATTTAGCAGTCCCATACCGTTGAGGTAGTTTGCCCCCGAACCGAAAACGATGGTTTGCGGAGTGTAAGTATTTCCCCCGTTACACTCGACACCGATGTCGATGAACGAGCTGGAAATGTTACTCGCGCTGGTCTGGGCATGCCCGCTCGGAGTGGAGCCGGTGAGACGCAGAACCGTGCTGGTCAGGGACGTTGCGCTGCTGGCAAAGTTTCCTCGGTATCGGATCGAACCGTTTAGTATGAATGCTCCGTTTTGGAAAACGACCCCGTCGAACGCTGGGTTAATCTGGTTGACGTAGAGATCCAGATCGGTGCGCTCAAAGCTGCCAGTTGACGTACTCGACCCTGAACTGGGGTTATCGAACACTACATGCGTGGTGCAGTTCTGTACGCGAACACGCCCGTAAAGCTGCTCTGTCCAGTAGTACTCGTTATCGAACCAGACACCTTTCGATGTCGTGCCTGCCGTGAAATTCTGAACTATCAGGAAAGCCGCAAGCTGGAGTATGTCCCCGGCGTGGAAAGCACAGGCGTTACCTGTGGTGCTCGTCCCGTCGATGAGCGGGAACCCGAGGATGCCGCCGCCTACGCCCGTGCTGGCAAAGTAGTTGGTGTCATAGAACCGGAACAGGTCGCCCGCACCCACCGCGTTGATGATGCACCCGGTCGCATCGATGTACTGACCGGAGTGGGTGACCACGACCGTGCCGCAGGAGACGTACCACGGCGCTGTCGGGGCCAGCTTGATCACACCGGGACTGCTGCCCAGCGCCGTGACGGCCGCCTGGATCGCCGCCGCGTCTGTCGCACCGCTCGTGACGCTGGACGGGTGGATGATTATCCCCGGCTGGAGCGCCAGAAGGCTGGCCCGGGTAAGAACCGCCTGGACGGTGAATCCTGACGAGTGAGCGACCGGGGTGGTGCCGTCCGCTCCCCTTGTCACCGTCGCGGTCGATCCGCTGATGTTCGTGACGAGGATCTTCTCCGACTCGGCACCAGGTGCGCGGTCGCACACGTAGCACTGAGTGGCAGGTGAGGCAGACGAGGAGACAGCGGGCAGGCTCGATCCGGAGAGCGTCCACGACTCCGATGTGCCGGCTGACGGAGCGGTTGTCCCGCCGGAGCTGACGACAGCGGTTGCGTCGTTCGCGAATACCTCGACGGCCACCAGCGGCTCACCTCGCTCTTCCTAGCTCAGGTCTTCCGGGGTTAGCCCGTCACCCCGGCGAAGACGCGCCGCTGTGCCGCCTGGAACGCCTCGTAGGCCAGGTCCGCCTGGCGTTCCGCCTCGTAGGCGTTGCCGTACAGGAACCCGGCGGTGCCGTCGGTGCCGCCGGCCTGGCGCATCATGTGCCAGTTGTCCCACTGGCGCGAGGCGTACAGCTTCAGCGCCTGGTAGGTGCTCCACAGCGCCTCCAGGTCCGGGCCGGCTACCGCTGAGCACGCCAGTGCGCCGTCAGCCGCCAGGGAGGCAGCACCGAGGCGGTTGAACGCCGAGGCGAACAGGACCGGGCGGGCGCTGAGCGGGGCCGCGCCGCGCACGGGGATGATCCCCGTGACCGCTACCGTGCCCGGTGCGGCCAGGTGTGCCGTCCCCGGCCTTGCGAGAACGACGCGAGCAGTCAGTGAGGCAGCGGCCGAGAGAGAGCTGCGGGCAGCGGCGGTCTTCAGGGCGGTACTGTTCAGCAGTCCCGGGGCAGTCCCGTGGAAAGAAGCCCGTGCCGTTACGAGGCTCCCGGTGACCAGGGAACCGGGTGCGTGCAGGGACGCAGACCCTGCCCGGCCGGCTGCCGCCGTGACGTGGAGGGAGCTGTTAGCCGCTAGCGAGGCGGCAGCGAGCCGCGTCAGGGTTCCGGAGCCGCCCAGGTGCGCCTGCGCCGCCAGGGCGGCGGCTGCCGCGACCGACCGGGCCGTGATCAGCGCTCCGGACCCCGACAGGACGGCAGCCGGCCTGAATGTCACTGACGGGGCACCCGAGAGAGAGCCGGACCCCGAGAGGACAGCCGCTCCGGGGACTCTCTTCGACGCGGACGAGGCCATCGTGCCCGTGCCGGACAGGGAGGCCGCGCCTGCCAGTGCGATAACCGGGATCGCGCCCAGCATCCCCGAACCTGAGAGTGCCGCAGCTCCGGCGGCGGTCCTGGCTCCGGCGGCCGTGACGGTGCCTGAGCCCGAGAGCAGTGCCGTGCCGGGGACCGTCTTCTGGCCTGCGGCCGTCAGCGCTCCCGACCCCGACAGGGAGGCCGACTGCAAGAGCGTGACGGCCGGGGATGCGGTGAGTGCCCCTGACCCCGACAGGGGAGCAGCGCCCGGAGCGGTCCTCTGGCTGACTGCCGAGAGGGTGCCCGGTCCCGACAGCGAGGCCGCTCCGGCAACGAACCCGCCGGAAGTCCCGGTGAGCGCGCCCGAGCCCGACAAGGCAGCAGCAACAGGTATGACCAGGTTCCCGGCTGCGCTGGCCGAGCCGCTGCCGGACAGAGAGGCAGCGCCCGGGACCAGCTTGGCTCCGGCCGCCGTGACGGTGCCCGATCCGCTGAGCGCTGCTGCTCCGGGGACCGTCTTGAGCGAGGTCCCGGACAGCGTGCCAGATCCCGAGAGCGCGGCGGCACCCGGGATGACTTTGAAAGCCGCCGGGACGAGGACCCCCAGTCCGCTGAGCGCGGCAGTGCCCGGGACCGTTTTGGCCGCAGCGGAAGCCAGCGATCCCGATCCGGACAGAGATGCGGCTCCGGGGATCAGCTTGGTCCCGGTGGAGGCGAGGCTTCCCGATCCGGACAGGGAAGCCGCTCCGGGGACCAGCTTGAATGCTGAAACGGCCAGGGACCCGGAGCCGGACAGCGCCGCGCTTCCCGGCAGGACCGCCGTTCCCGTGGCAGACAGGGACCCCGTACCCGAAAGAGACGACGCCCCCGGCTCGGACTTGGCCGCTGCCGGGGTGAGAATGCCCGAGCCGGAGAGGACGGCCGCTCCGGGGATCTTCTTGGACGCTGCCGTGCTCAGCGTGCCGGTGCCGGACAGGCTCGCAGCCCCGGCAGCGGTAACGGTCGCTCCTCCTGCCAGTGCTCCCGATCCCGTAAGAGATGCGGAGGGAGCGTACAGGAACTGCGGCCTGCCCAGGACGGCCACGCCCGGGGAGGCCAGTCCGGGCACGGCTGCGGCAGGACCCGGGGGCAGTACCGTGACCTCTGCTGACCCGAGCACCCCCGTTCCGCTCAGGGTCGCCGCGCCTGGGATTCTCTTCGAAGCGGACGCCGCCAGGGTGCCCGAACCGGACAGCGGCGCAGCCCCGGGGACTGAGACCGGCGCTGGCAGTACCTCGGCGGCCATAACGCCGTACCCGAAGACGGACGCGGCGGTTGACGTCCACCCGAAGGTGGTCGCCCCGGGGGTTACGGTGGTGCCGGCCGAGCGCCCGACGACCCCGTGGCTGCCGACGTTATCGTCGTCCCAGTCAACATCCGTCACCGTCCCGGCAATCGCGACCGGGACGGGGTGGTTGTTGTTGTTCGGGGCGGCCAGTACGAAGACGAAGCTTCCGGCCTGCGTAGTTGTCAGCGAGATCTGGTAGGTATTGGTCGAGGTGCCGACCTCGGAAAACGAATTCGTCGCCGCCGTGGACTGGTTGGACGCCTGCCCGGTGATCACGTACGGCTGGAACAGGCAGTCGGCAGCGGCTGTCGCGCCCGTACCGCTGGCCGTAATGGTGACGGTGGTCGCACCGGGGGCGGTCGCGTACTGGCGGTCGAACACCAGCAGGTAGCACCCGCCGTCCGCGTCGCCGCCCGCCAGGGTGGCCGTGTAGCTGTTGCCGTGGCTGTCAGTGCAGGTGAACGTCTTGCCGAGCTGGTCTGTCGCATCGAGCCAGGCGGCGGAGATACGGACCATGCTCCCGGCAGGGGGCGAGAACGACGTGACCGAGCTGGCAACGCCCGCTGAAGACGACACCTGGTCAGGCGTGCGGGGGCTGACGGACAGGCCGGTGCCCCCGGTGCCGCTCGCCGTCAGCGTGCCGGTGCCGGACAGGCTCGCAGCCCCGGTGAGCGTCTCGAAGAGCGCGACGGCTACACCTGTGAGGAGGTCCCCGGTGTCGCCGATGTTGGGCGACTGGGCGCTGGTCCCGCTGACGGCGGTGTTCCAGGCCATGAGGTTGCCGTTGGTTACGTCAACGTAGTAGGAGTAGCCCGAGGTGCTGCCTGCGCTGCCTGTTCCGTTGTCGAAGCAGGCCGACCAGTACATCTCGCCGGAGTGGGCCGGCGTGAGGGAGGGGAACGCCGCTCCTGCGTTGACGGTGGCGCTCTTGTCGAAGGTGATCGAGCTGTACCCGGCCGTCGTGGAGTACTCATGGCCGAGGATGCGCAGGACAGGCGAGCCGGCGGCGAGGGTGACCGTGACCGTGGCGGCACTAGCGGCCGTCGCCTTGCCGATGAATACGGTGTGCGCCTGGGTGCCGATCGTCGTGTGGGCGACGAGGACGCTCCACGTGACGTTCGACGACGACAGCGCGGTCGCGTAGTCGGCGCTGGTCTCGGAGATAACCGTGACCAGGAAGAAGTTCCCGGCGGTCGCGGGAGTGAGGGACCACGACGTGGTGGTCTGGGCAAACCCGCTGCCCACGGCGGCGATGGTCATGGCTCACCCCCCGGGCGCGCAGGCCGCTACGAGGGCGCGGTTACCAGGTGGCTGCGCTGACGGAGATCGACGACGCCGCGAACTGGATGGTGTCGCCGTTGGCCACGCCCGTGATATTGGCCGTCAGGGCACCCCACAGGTAGCGGACCGGCGTGCCGGCGGTATCCCAGATCTCGATGGCGACCACGGTTGACCAGCTCCCGGTAGCCGACCAGGAGACCGCGTTGGCATTGGAGAACGCCCCCGCAGAGACCGCTCCGGCGAACACCGACCCGAGCGAGGAGCCGAGCGCCGTGTACCCGTTGCTGGTGGTCAGCTCGGTGCCGCTGGCCGTCTCCGACCCGATCACGGAGTAGAGCCGCAGGTGGAACGGCACCGTGACGGTCTGCGTGGTGCCGCCGGTCCCGCCCGTGATCACGGTGTTCGTGGAGGTCTTGAACAGGTTCGTCAGCAAAGCGTTAACGAATGTCTGGTCGGTCATCCCGGCCATCAGTTACCTCCCGCCGGGAAGACCTCGGCGCTGCCGGGCACGAGGGTGATGGTCACCGGGCGGCAGGGAGCCCCCGTCGCGCTGGCGTTGTCGCCGTGGTGGTGGTCCTGCGGGCAGCAGCCGCATCCGGCCGCGTCGAGCGCACTGTGGACGTCCACGTCGTGCTCGCTCACGACGGCAACCGCCGTGCAGTCCTTGTTCTTGCACTGGACCAGGTGCACGCCGTCCTCCTCAGCCCCCGGGCGGGGCGTAGCGTCCGTAGTCGAGCAGGTCGCTGTCGTCCTCCGTCACGCCGAGGCGCGACCTGATGCCGACATGGGGCGGGTCCTGGTAGCCCCGGATCGACGGACCGGAAACCCAGGTGCCCTGTCCCTTCTGGGCCTGGGCCTCGGTTTCCGGTAGGTGCGCGGTAACGGTGAAGGCCGGCTCTTCCCCGGCGGCGGCCGTGATGCCCTCAAGTGCGGCCTCGTCCACGGCACGGGAGAGGGCGGATATCCGGCGGACGCGCTCGGACCGGGCCAGCAGCGCGCCCTTCTTCGGCATGCCGCGCTTCTTTCCTGCCTTGGGCATGGTGCCGCGCTGCTCGCCGGACTCCGGCGGCACCTGGGGCTCCCCTCCGGCGTCCTGCTCCGCCATCTCGCCCTCGGGCGGAGCGTTCATCTCGCCGCCCGTCTCGGCTTCCATCTGCCCGGCCTGCGCGGCGTCCTCGGGGGTGGGCGCGAGGTCCGGGAGGGGGATGGGGCTCGTCCCCATCCGGTCGATCATCATCTGCTCGCCCGCAACGGCCGGGGGGACGCCCTCCACCTGGGCGATGGGAGCGAAGTCCTGCATGAGGTCGGCGGGGACCGGCAGGCCCTGGTTGCGCAGCTCGATGAACGCCTGCCGGCGGGTGCGCTGCTGGGCGATGATGTCCGCGACCGCCTCGTCCTGGGACCGCTCGCGCTCCTCGTCGAGGTCGATGCCGAGACCCCGGGTGCGGGTGCGCTGGGAGACGGGGATGCCGGAGGCGCGGATCGCTTCCACGAACTGGCGGGTGGTGTCCTCGTCGCGGAAGTTGAGGACGGCGCACTTGAGGTCGGGCACCAGGAGCTTGGGCTGCTCGGTGATGCGCTTCTCGCCGGTTTCCTCGTCGGTCTCCAGGACCTCCTCCATGATCACGAACCGCTTGCCGTTGCGCTCCTCGTAGTCGTAGTGCTCCTGGGCTTCGGCGACGATCAAGGCCCTGCTCCGGAAGTGGCGCATGAGCATCTTCTGGTAGGTGGTCATGAGCTGCTCGACGAGCTGCTTGTTGAGCGCGTCGGCCGCGTAGGTCTGACCCTCGCCAGCGCCCATCAGGAAGGTGCGGGACAGGCCGAAGACCTGGAGCACCCGGTCCTCGATACGTTCGAAATCTGCCGAGAGATCAGGCATGTTCTCCCGGCCGAACACCGACTCCAGCTCGACGGCGAAGTTGTGGATCAGCACCCGGAAGTCGCCCGCGAGGGCGGCATCGAGGGCCATCTCGAAGTTCTCCAGGTCGTCGTCCGTCGGAATCCACGGGACCGAAGTACCGAGGTCGGTGGCGCTCGCGCCGAGCTTGGCGAGGAGGAGGGGCGTGTAGAGCCGGTCGGCGATCGAGTCGAGCGCTGTGTTGAGCATCTCCTGCTGGAGCATCGAGCGCATCGCCCGCGTAAGCAGCGGCAGGCCGCGCAAATTGAAAGTGTCGCCCTTGAACTTGAGCTGTCGCAGTAGCACATTCGACACAGGCATGAAGGCGTTCTCGGCCGTGTAGGCGGCTAGCTCCGGGTACTCCTGGATCAGCTTGTTGTACTCCCAGGCCGGCTGCCTGGTGGTGAGGATCTGGCGGATGGTCCAGGGGAGACGGGTGAAGTACCTCGGCTCCTTCAGGAACGGTGACCGCTCGACCTTGATGTCATCCGAATTCAGAAGCTCCTCGTCGTCCCAGATCCCGAGATCCTCGTTGAAGGTAGCGAAAGGCCACGCCTCGCCTGTGATGTAGTACTCCCGGCCGATATCGACAAGGAATTCGGAGTAATCCAGGCCCTCGTCACCGAAGAACAGGTCTTCGTAAAAGTCCGTCAGCCGCTGGTCCTTGCACTCCAGGTGCGCGCCGACTGTCGGAAATTTGCTAAAGATATCGATGCATGACCCAACTATTGGATCTGTTTGATAAAGCAGTCTACAAAATGCTCTGACCTTGGCAAGCTCTTCATTTTGGCTAAAGTCATACGGGAGGTTATTCTGACGCCAGTAGAACAAAGGATCGCGTGGACGCCCTGTTGCAAACTGGATGTCCGAAAACCCGGACCCGCCCGATCCTCCCGTGGAGTAAGCAGTCCTGCGTCCGAGGGAAGCCGACCTGGCGTTGATCCGGCGGTTCTTGCGCGCCTCGGCGACGTCAGCGGACATCTGCTCCGACGCGGCCGACCCGATACCCATGGTCCGTCCTAGCTGGCGACCGATGGAAGCCTGCCGGGTGGCACCGCTCCCGGGGCGGTAGGCGACGCGCATCTGGTTCCTCCTGGGGCAGAGAGTGCTCTACTCCTTCCGTGGGGACGCGAGTTTGCCGCGTTTACTACAGGGTTTATTGATAAAATTGCCCTGTGACGCACTGGACCAAGATGCCGGTCAAGCCGTGCGAGGTCTGCGGCGGACCCGTGAGAAGCGAGACGGGCGTCTGCCGCAAGACCCAGGAGTGCAAGAGGGAATTCTGGCGTCGCACCCAGGCGGCCGGGCGCGGCGGCCTGCTGCCGACTCGCCCGTGCGCGGTATGCAGTCACCCGACGTGGAGCAAGTACGGCGTATGCAACCAGACCGAGGCATGCAGGCGGGAAGCCGGACGTCTCTCCGCCAGGGCACTCCTGCTCACCCCTGGCCGCAGGTGCCGGGACTTCGGGCAGTGCGGTGCACTGGCGAACCTGCGGAGCTACTACTGCACCGAGCACGCCAGCGCGGCCAACAAGCGCCACAAGAAGACGCGGCGATCGGCCGAGGTGCAGTTCCTCGGCTCACGGCAGGAATGGATCTGCCCATGGTGCGATCTGGAGCTACCGGACGACCTGACCGATATCGAGGTTGATCACATCATCCCGAAGGCATCCGGCCTGGTGATCGAGGAAGACTGGAACCTCCAGCTTCTTCACGGACGGTGCAACGTGGAGAAGTTCAGCCGGATCACAGATGACGCGATCCGGCTGGCGACTGAGCACGGGTTCCAGCTCAGTGCGTCCTAGTGCCTACTCGTCCGCGTAGGGACTGTTCATCTGGTCGTGCAGGTGCCCCATGATCTCTCTGCTGTTCAGGTGCTTCATCAGGTTCGGCATCCACTGGGCCGGGTCGTGGCCGAGGGGCAGGTACACCGGGTGCGGGTCGGCCTTGTAGGTGATGAACGCCGTGCGCTCGTCGCCCCCGGCATAGTGGACCCCCGGGCAGAGCATGTGCCCGGTCTCCATCCGCACGTTGTGCGGACCGTCGGGCCTGAACGCCGAGGCGAGCTGCTGCCGGAACGCGACGTCGGCCCGGTGGTCCTCCAGGGACACCCCGGGCACAGGGTCCGGATTGGTGAAGTGCCGGTCGTTGTATCCCACGTCAGTCCCAGTGGTTGATCTCGGTCCAGCCGCCTACGGCGGAGGGAACGCGCCGGGCCTGCCAGTCGCGGCCGGTCGGGTCGTTGTTGAGGGAGGCGCGCAGGAACTGGTCGCGCATGTGGCCGACTGTCTCAGGGTGGCGCATCTCGGCGGCGACCCTGGCCGCCGCCTCCTCGTCGCCGTGCCCGAGGGGGATACCGAGTCCGGCTCCGCCGGGATCTCCCATGTGGACGACGCTCAGGTTCCAGCCGTAGCCGGGCGTGTGGGTGACGTACAGATGGTGGCCGGTCTCGGTGTCCCACTCCGGGTGGTCCCCGCTGAACCGCGCCGACCCGGGGAGCACCCCGTGTTCCTTCAGGAGCTGGTGCATCCGCCCGTACTGCCCGGGGTACCTCTCCTGCCAGGCCATCAGTGCCTTCTCGCGATGAACCCGGGGGCGCGGGAGGCATCGGCTGACCCGCCCCACTGCGGCTCCGCGCTGTCGTGGTCCTGCTCGTGCATGCTCAGCAGCACCCGCAGCGGGAGTATCCCGGCGACACCGAGCCCGTGATGGTCCCGCATGTGGTCGCGCAGTGACGCCAGGTCCGTCGGCGCATCGTGACCCTCGGGAGTGGCCGTGCGGATCAGGATCTCAGTCAGGCGGAGGCTGTTCATTACCAGGAGTAGCCGTTCGTCTGGCCGATACCGTGCTGGTTCATCCAGTCCCGGTCGCCGAGGTGGATGTCATCGTCGTACTCGGTGTCCAGGTCCGGGTGCACGTGCTCCAGGGGAGCATCGGCGTGCTCGTTCCGGTGCGTCTCATCGACCAGCCAGTCGGGGTCGTCGAGAGAGTCGAGAAACCCGTGCCGGTCTCTCATGTGATGCCGCAGGACATCCGGGGACATGTCACCGTGATTGTGCTCGACCTGCATAGCGGTCCTCCCGAAAGGGCGGCGGCCCCGGGAGGCCTGGGCGGGACGCCACTCCGACGGTGCGGTGCCCGCGCCGGGACCCCGGTGCCACTCCGGGGAGGAGTACCCCCTGGCGGGCTCGCCGAGGTCACTGGTGGTGGACCGCACGAAGTCGCGGGCAGGGCCGCGCTGGAGGTGCAGGTCGGCCAGCATGTGGGCGTCGTCGCGGGTCCCGGCGTACCCGAGGTCCATGTAGTGCGCCTGGGTGTGCGGGGCCGGGGGGCTGATCTCCCCGTACCACCCGGCGCTGTTACGGCCGACGGTAACCTGGTGGCCGCTGCCGAGCGTGCGGTAGGGCACAGGGGTCCCGTCGTCGGCGGTGACCCGGCGGGCGGAGGAGGCGCGCAGCACGCGCATGACGCGGGGGTCGGCCCCGGACGCCCGGACGGCGACGTGCCGCACGAGCTGGTCCTCGGTGAGGAGCTGCCCTTCGAGGCCCTGGTAGCGGCGCAGGGCGATGCTCCGCAGGGAGGACTTCTTCTTGGACTTGCCCTTCGACTTGCCGGAATCGCCCTTCTCCGGAGGCCCGGACGCGCTAGCGTCGTCATCGCTACCGCCTCCGGACGGCGGGAAGTCACCGCCGCCGTCTGCGGCATCATCCTGCGGCCCGCCTCCTGGTTCGGCATCTTCCCCCGGGGGCGGGCCGCCACCGTCCATCGGGGCTCCGTCGGGGCCGATCATCCCGGGATCGACGAGCCCGCCGTCCGGGCCGACATCGGAGGGCGCGCCGGGACCCGTGGGCATCTGCGGCATGCCGGGGAACGCGGGCTGCACGCGCACGATGTAGGACTGGCCGCAGAAGTCGCACCCGATGGTGCCGTCGGAGCGGCCGACCACCTGGCCGGACCCGCAGAACGGGCAGTGGCTGGTGACCAGCGGGTCGCCGGGGTCGTGCGCTGTCTTGCGGACGGTGCCGGTGCGCCGGGTGATCGTCTTCATGAGGCCTCCTGTTCCTTCCGCGCCCAGCGCGGCGGCCCTCTTCACGGCGTCCTTCAGAGCGACCAAGATCCACACGGCGATGAATATCAGGAGCATGCCTCCAATGGTACGGGAAGTGAGTAGTGCATTACAGCTTTTCTTGATAAGCTCCCGGTTATGAGTACACCAGCCGAAGGGGACACCGCCCCGAAGGAGATCATTCTCCGCATGCCGCCAGCCGAAGAGACGGACATCTATTTCCTGGAGGGGGCGGTCGAGGTCCTCCAGCGCCGGTTCGGCAGGCTCACCGCCGGGGACCTGATCGCCGGCCTCACCGGGGCCGCCGCGAGCATCCGCGCGCAGGGCGGCATCATCAGGCCAGCCGCGCCCGGGGACGCGGAGGCGGACGACTCTCACGACGGCGGCGAGCACCCCCACGGCTACTGGGAAGCGGGAGATTACTGATGAGGAAGCTAGACGACCTGAAGCCGGCCGAGATCAAGGAGGCCGCCGCCGCGCTGGCCCCTGAGCACGGCCATTTCGAGGCCTACCAGATCCAGGGGTACATCGCCGACCGCCTCGGCTCTGCGACCTGGGACGACGACGCGCTGCCGTCCGGCTACCAGAAGAACGCCGTCCAGGAACGCTACTTCGGCCGGGTGAAGCGGGCGCTGGACGCCCTCGCCGGGGAGAAGGTACTGATCCGGGTCGGTGCCAACCAGGTACTCCCCAGCGGCCTGAACTCCTACAACACGGTGCACTACTTCACCCCGGAGGAGTTCGCCCGCCAGAATGCCGAGGGCGACGCGCGGCGGCGGGAGCAGCAGGCGGAGGCATTCCGGAACGACGAGATCAGGCGGCGTCTCGCAGCGGGCGGATTCACAAACGGCACGGCGTTCACGACTGCCGACTGGGAGCGCATCCTCGACATGGCGGAACTGTAATGACGCGCCCGGCTGTCACCTGGGACCGGCTCCTTGCCTGGACCCGGGCCAACGAGATCCCGGACGGGGCTCTCGTGCACGACGACGAGGGCCGGAAGGTCACCGGGGCGCATTACGACAGCCCGACCAGGCGGCTGTTCCTGCTGTCCGGCTACGAGGGCAGGAACAAGGACCCGGTGATCACCCTGGAGCGGCTGCGCGAGACCGGCGGTCAGCTCGAAGTCCCGCCGGAGGCAGAGCTGTGGTTCGAGGGATACAAGATCATGGACGATGCGAAGGTGGTTGACCTCGGGGACCTGGAACTGGACGGCGGCGGCCACCGCCTGTTCCTCCAGCGGAGGTGGGGATGACGAAGGTAGCGGACGCGCGGCGCATGCTCCAGGCGGCAGGCGGCATCAAGGGCCTGGAGGAAGCCCTCGGACGGCCGCTGCGGGATTTCCACCACGACTGCCACAGCGCATCGCTGCGCATCGTGCGGACGGGGATCTTCGGGAACGCCCGGGTCGCCAGGGGCATGGCGCAGGGCGTGCCACTGTCCCAGCACTCGTGGATCGTCGTCGGCGACCCCGACCCGGTGACGGGGCGGCCCGGCCCGTGGGACACCGATGCGGTGGTCGCCGACCCGACCATGTGGAGCTACCAAGATGCGGAGCCCTATGTCCACTTCGGCAGGAACACGCTGAAGACGCACGTCCCGCACGGGACCGGCAGCATCTGGGCGTTCGGCCACCCGGACAACTGCGACCCGGCCGGGGCCGTCGAGCTGAAGTGGGACAGGCCCCCGTCGAAGGCCGCGCAGGTGTTCCTGGAGGTCCTCGGCCCGCTGGACCGGCGCGGGTGGATTCAGCTCGCCCACTACCCCGTCCAGGGGTGGCCGGCGGGAGAGATCATCGGGGCCGTGGCCGATACGGTCGGCGAGGTCCACGTCCCCATCGACATCCTCGGAATGACCACCGGGCGCAACCCGGGCGG